TCAAGGAAATGCTGGACGAGATGGGTGTCAAGTGGTCGGGCACGACCATGCGCGGCACGACCACTTGGCTCCGCCGCATCAAGGCCGACGCCGACACGGAGCACCGTGCGATGTGCTACTCTTACTTGGAGAAGGGGTACATCGACGCGCTGGAGAAGCTCGCCAAGAAGCACAAGCTCACGATGAAGGAGATGCTCGACGGCAACACCGACGCGCAGGACGAGCTCAACGAGCTCCTGCCCCCTCCTTCCTCCGAAGACCAGATGCGTTACCACCCGGACGCCATCAAGTGGTTCTTCACCCACTATGAGTCGGAGACCGAGAAGTACGTCGGCTTCGCCCCGGGCAAGAAGCTGTCCCCCCGTGACCGGGCCGGCGCCATCGAAGAGTTCAACACGGGACGTACCCACGTCTTCATCCTCAAGTGCAGCGAGGGTCGTGGTATCTCGTTGGCCCGCAACGAGGCGGTCGCCGACGGCATCGGGACCTACCCCAACATCATCTTCCTCGCCCCGCCCTGGTCCCTGGGTACGTTCCAGCAAGCGAAGGACCGGTGCGTCACCGTTGACCCTCGCACTGGCAAGTGTCCCTGCACGATGATCTACGCCCTCGGTATCAAGGGCAGCATCGAGGACCTCGTTTACGGGGCGTTGCGGGAGAAGCAGGACGTGCAGCAGAAGCTCCTCCAGGACGCCGAGCGCAAGGGCTACTCCAACTTCATCTCCTCCCTCGTAGAAGGGATGAAGGCAGACGACGGCGCGGCCAACAGCGACGACTACTTCGACACCGAAGAGATGATGGCCCGCATCGCTTGTGGCCTGCCGCCCTACTCCAAGCTTTCCGAGTCTCTGATCGTCAACAAGCTCACGGACAAGCTCATCGGGAAGTTCGGCATCAAGAACAAGAAGGACATGAGCAACTGGCTCGGTGAGCCGGACCTGGAGACGTGGGCCAAGCTGGCCTATGACGAGAAGGGCGCGCTCATCCTCCACACCGAACACGACATGCTCTACAAGAACACGGTGCGCTCTGCGTATGCCTTGCTCATGAGCAAGGTCAAGAAGGAGACGGCGTGAACACCTCGTACTCGTTCCCGAGTGACGTCTCCAACGTGCGCCTCGCCTTCCGCGTGGCGCAGATGGAAGTACTCGCCGACCGCCATCCGGTCCTGGTCCGACGTCCACGTCAGTGGGCCAACGCCCTCATGATGCTGGCCCCTTCCGACCGCACCGTGCTAACCTTCCGTCTACTGGATGGGTGTCCCAACTCGACCTGGATCGACCGCGGGGTAGACGCTGCCATCGCGAAGCTCCAGTCCTTGACGTACTTCACGATGGTAGAGTACTCGGGTATGGTCATCCGTAACCTGTACTACCTGCACTCGGCTAAGTCCTCCGGGCGTGGGGACTTCATGAGCGAGGAAGAACTGGAGCACTACTACCGGGTGCTGACCTTCCTCGCGTTCCTCGACGTCACCTGGTCCTACCTCACCACTCATCAAGACCCCAGCTACGGCCCGGCCGTCCACTTCGGGGACTCGCTATGAACGACAAGCAACTCGCCTTCCTCCGCGGCGGCAAGACCAAGCGCACTCTGCTCACGCTCTCCGAGCGCAAGGCCCTCCACGACGTCGGCATGGACGAGGTCCATCAGACCGAGCTCAGCTTGTGGCGTGAGTGCCATGCCCTGCTCGGGCACGCCCTCACCACGTCCCAGCGTCGGTTCGAGGCTCGCATGTTCCTCGGGTCGGTCATGCATTCTGCGGTCGAGGACCGCGAGAAGCTCCGCACCGAGGGTTGGGACCCGGAGTTCTGGCTCCACCACATGCGGATCGTCAAGCTGCGTGACGCCGAGCGAGCCGGCGTGTCACCCAAGGACCTCTACTACCACAACGGCGACCGTGTCGTGGACAAGAAGCAGATCCAACAGTGGGCCATCGAGTTCACCCTCACCGACAAGCTCGGTGACGTTTCGCTCCACCACCTGCTGTCCCGCACGCTGGACTACATGGAGCAGAAGGGCTACGTCGTGGTGGCGAACGAGCTCAACCTCTCCCACGTAGATGGTGATGACGCGTACCGTGTACGTTTCGACGGCACCCTGGACTTCAAGGTCGTGGACACTGAGGGACGCCTCGGCATTCTCGACCTCAAGAACTACGGCATCCTCAACGTGTACCTCAAGGGTGACAACCCTTCCAAGGTGACGCTCTCGCCCAACGAGATCCTGTTCAACACTCAGCTTCGCCACTACCAGTGGTTGAACTACCTCAAGTACCCGCGCGAGCGGGTTGCCTTCTACGGGATTGTGGTCCCGACCAACCTCGTGCCGTACAAGAAGTCCGGAGCGTGGGGTGAGGCCGGTACTCCCAAGGGGTCGCCGCTGTTCATCGGCGACGCGATGAGCCACGCGTTCGTCATGGACTACCAGTCTCAGGTCCTGACATGGCTGCGCCAGATCGGACAGCGCAACTTCACCAAGCTCATGCCTACCACGTTCGGCAAGCCCTCGTGCCCGACGTGCCGCCACTTTGACGTGTGCCTCAAGGACACGTCTGCTACCAGCGTCGCCGATATGGTGTCGGGACCTGCCTTCGACTATCTCCGGAGTTGACAACTATGGACCTCAAGCAGTACGACATCATCAAGCACGCTACGACCGTAAAGGTCGTGGCCTCCGGTGGTGAAGTTCATTACCTCGGCGATGGCTACTGGATGATCATCCGCCGGTACGCCCTGTGAAGCTCAACATCTACCTTCTCGACCACCGGTTCGAGCGCACGAGCATCATGTTCGCTGCTCTTTCCGACGCCTTCGACTGGCTCAACGAGAACCCCAATGGGATCTTCGGTATCGAAGTTACTCGTCAAGGTCTGATCGAAGATACACATTCCGAGTTCCACGTACACACCATTCGTCCCGAACACGCCCGCGCCCTCGCCTTCCTGGAGAAGAAGTAAATGTCCAACCTCCCCACCGTCATCCCCGCCTCGTCCTCCGACGTCATCGCTTACCTCGCCATGCTCGGTGGGCAGGCCGAGGCCGGCGCCGAGGACCGCTTCAAGTCCTCGGTCGATGAGCGCAAGCTCATCACCACCCTGACCATGAACAAGGAGACCGGTCTCTTCGACATCAAGATCGGCGGCGAGCTCGTCCGCTCGGTCAAGAGCGTGTACGCTACCGCCGTGGACATCTACGGCACGCGTGCGCTCTGGCCGCCCGAGGCGGACAAGAAGGCCGGGACGTGGGGCAAGTTCCCCGTGTGCTCGGTCGGCTTCACCGACCCCAACAAGCTGCTCGCCGAGCAGGTCAGCGGCAACTGGCTCATCAACGAGCACTACCGGCAGCCGTACCTCCTCCCGGTCACGCCCGAGCTCAAGGAGAACGTGTACTTCTCCTGCGGTCGCTGCCCGTACAACCAGTTCGAGTCGAGCGACGCGTGGGAGGGCAAGCCGGAGGGCGGCTCGAAGCGCAAGGCGTGCCAGGAGGGGCGCACCCTGTTCCTCATGATCATGGTCAAGGGCATGGCGCTTCCCGGCGAGCGCAGCGAGGAGCTCTACTTCTTCGCCAACGACCAGACCATCGACCCGTTCGCCACGCTCACCGTGTCCTACGGCTCCAACCGCAAGCCGCTGGAGACGATGGCGATCATGGCCGCGGCCCGCCGCGTGCCGGTCACCGCCTCCGTGTTCAAGCTCTCCATCGACGTGGTCGAGCCGCCGATCGGATTCAAGTACGCCCAACTCGATCCCGAGTTTGCCGGCGTGGTGGACCCCCTCACCTACGCCAACGTGATCAAGCAGATGGTCGAGCCGGTGACCAAGTTCGCGGTCAAGTACTCCGGTGCGGTGGTGCCGGACGAAGATCTCTCGGTCCCGGTGACCGGAGACCCCTCCAAGACCGCCGCCGACGGAACGCCCATCCCCTTCTGAGGTGACCATGTCCTTCATCCTTCTTCTTCTCGGTGCCGATGGTGGCTGTGCGGACGGTGAGACGGAAGTCAAACCGGAGCGTGAGCTCAACGATCACTACACGATCTACCCCAACGGGTCCTGGGAGTCCGGGGTGTGGGATGCCAACACCGACTGCTCGGTTGTGATCACGTCGGGCCTGCGCGACTACACGAACTGCTGCCCGGAGGGCACGGTGCCCATCGCATGGGAGACGTTGAGCCAGATCATCTGCCGGTAGCTTTGAGGCTGGTTGCGGTGTGACTATCTTGGGGCGGCCCTGAAACTATGGGTCTGTTGTCTGTTGGCCCCGGGGAAAGCGCTCGACATAAAGCCGAACCCTTCCCCGTCACCGCAAGGTGGCGGGGTTGTGGTCGTAGTGGAGTACTCATGATCGAAGACTTTAGTGTCCAGACCGGCGCCATCGTGCGCGTCTACGACGGGACGGGCAAGCTCAAGACGGCTCACTTTGCCAGGCCCTATCTCGACCACCATGGGCATCCAGACGTGGTCGTCCACCAGGGACCAGCCCAGGTAGACGAATGCATCCGTCTCAACAACCTCTGGAACGATCGCAAGAAGAGGAAGTAATGCCCCACCCCACTATGCCACGTGAGCAGCTTCGCAACATGATCATGTCCTGCCGCAAGTGCGGTCAGGACAAGGACTGCCAAGCGGTCTACCCCTCCCCCCGCTACGGCGCCGGGAGCGTCGCCCCCGACCTCATGATCGTGGCGCAGAACCCTCCGCAGGACAAGGTACGCTGCCTCCACGGGGCGTACATGCTCCACTACAACGGCCCGGACTGGGACCACCTCAAGACCAACCACGAGCGGTACGTGCTGGGTATGGTCGCTCACCTCGGGCTCACGAGCAAGCAGGTCTACGGGACGCAGGCAGCCAAGTGCGCGACGCCGGGCAACGCCGCTCCCAACATGCGGATGCTCCGCAACTGCCGGCCCTACCTGATGGTAGAGATCCGGGACCTCAAGCCCAAGGTCATCCTCGCCTTCGGTCAGTGGGCCCGCTACCAGGTCCATGAGGCCATCGGCTGGAGCGGCTTCGACCACCAGAGCATCCTGGTCAACGCCCTCGGGGTGGGCACGGATGGGTACGTGTCGTACCACGACAACATCATCTACGCGCCGCACCCCTCCGTAGCTGGACGCTTCCTCAACTACAACTCCTGGTTGAGTGCGATCAAGACCGCCTACGACTACTGCTCCACCCAGCCCCGGCTCGTGTCCCATTGGGAGAAGCAAGAATGATCATCTTCCTCCAGATGCTCTACTACACTACGCTGGGGATCTTCCTCGGCATGTGTGTCCTGGTTCTGATCGACCTCTTCAACTGGCTCCGGGGTAAGTAATGAAGACCATCATCCTTCTGTTCGGTCTTCCTCACTCCGGAAAGACCCTTCTTGTTCGGTCCCTCGAAGACCTGGACGCCGAAGGGCTTCGCGTCATGGAGGACATGACGCTGTCGGAGATCAAGGTTCAGGCTTACGGGCTGGCCGAGACGGCGAAGCGACACACCACCACCATCATCTCCATCACCGCGCCGCAAGACTTCGAGCGGAGCATGATCCCCGACATCCTTAGCTACTGGCGCGTGCAGCACGGTCTGACGGTCCACCTGGCGACGATGAATCCGAGCTACGACTACTCGGCTCACGCCTAACTTCTCGACCAGGGTTGCCCACCGTGGATCGTAACGTCAAATCCCTTCTCGTAGACGCACTCAACCCGACTTCGGAGTTCGATGAACTCCTCGGTAGTGGGAAGGGTAACGTCCGACGCTGCTTCAACTCCGGTAACCACACCAACGGAGATAAGTCCCCCTCGCTGTCCTTCAACCCCAAGCATGGCGGTTGGAAGTGTCACACCTGCGGGGAGCACGGCGACATCTTCTCCCTCTACATGAAGATGAAGGGGTGGGACTTTCCCACTACCCTCCAGAACCTGCTCCAGAAGTATGGACTGTGGAAGAAGGCGGGCAACAATACGAAGCCCGTCTACGCCAAGCAGGTCAAGGCGGGGGACAAGACTTCCAAGTTCAACATCGTCGCCGACGCCAAGGTTCGCGACTCCGTCATCAGTGCGGTCGCCTGGTGGGACACGGACGCTCCGCGCCTCCAGTTCATGATGGGGCGGTACGGGATCAACAAGGAGACGCTCCAGAAGTATTGCATCGGCTACGACAAGCATCCCGGATCGGGACGAGTACTCATCCCCGTGTTCGTAGACGTCTCTGGTCGTGGCATCAACAAGGACGGGCGAGCGCTCGGTGCCTTGCACCGCATCGTCAACGTCCGCAAGCATGACGTTTTCCGTACCTTCTGCGTGTGGGAACACGAGTCCTCCACCAAGGAGAACCCGGTCGTTTCTCGGAAGCGTCCGGACATCATCACTCCCCAATGCCTGACGGACCAGGAGTTGTGGGGGTGGCAACCGAAGTGGGACGGTGGGCTGGGAAAGGTCATCAGCGTGAAGGGTCATGGTGGCCCGTACCTCTACCCCATGCAGGTGATGTATGATTCCCCTTTCGTATACGTTGTCGGAGGTGAACTCAAAGCCCTTCTACTCAACCAGCTTGGGGTACCGGCGGTGGCTTGGACGGGAGGAGAGGGCCAATACGCTGAGGAACTACTACCTCTCTTTATTGGGAAATCCGTTCGCGTTCTGCTCGACGTCGACCAGACTGGCGTTGATGGTACGTTCGGACGGGAACCAGGAACTAATGGACCGAACGACAAAGGAGTGGTGGGACTTGCCCAAGTTCTGGCCAACGTCGGAGCTTCCGTGGAAGCCGGACGATGGCCTGCCGAAGTAGCCGCGGAGCTCCCGGACAAGGGCGACGTAACAGACTTCCTCAAGAAGGCAGGATGGGATGCTGCTGCGCTGGAGTATCTGGATTGGGTCAAGGTCGAACGTCAAGAGCTTCCCCTCACCGAGGACGTGGGAGGAGTGGGTGCGGCACATAAGCGTGAGGTCCTGTGGGACGACATGCGGCAGGTCGCGTTCCGTGATCTGGTCAACCCCGTCAACGTCGGAGCTTGGGTCCGCTTTGACGGCATGGTCTCCGGCCGTGGTGAGGCACCATACGTCGTCCCCCGGCGGTGCGAGGTATCGTGCGTGGTGGGGCGGACTGACCCTATGCCCATCTGCAAGGGGTGTCGCCTCCCCTCGGCCGGCTACCAGACGTTCGTAGAGTTGACCGCCGAGCAGCAGGTCGAGATGGTGGGCACCCCCAAGGACATCATCCAGAAACTGCTGGCTGGGTCGCTGGGAGTGCCGGTCAAGTGTACGTTCGCGGAGTATCGCATTGACCAGTCAGCGGTCGAACAAGTCATCTTCACCCCCACCGTGGACATTCACTCCCCAACCGGGGACGACAAGACCGACTTCGAGTTCTCCCACCGTAGCGGGTTCCTGATCCGCGAGGACCGGATTGAGATCCGGGAGAACACTACGTACACGTTCGGTGGTCACCTCATCTCCAACCCCAAGACCTCGCAGTTTACCATCGCTATCCGCGAGTTCAAGGCCGCGCACGGCGACATCCTCCACCATCAGAACAACGACGAGATGTCGGAGCGTCTACGGGGGGTGGTACACGGGGATGGCACGGTCACCGAGCGTATCTTCTCCCTCGTAGCCGACGTGCGGGACTACGTCACCAAGATTTACGGCTCCGACGAGATGACCTTGGCCATCCTGTTGAGCTACTTTCTGCCGTTCCAGATCAAGATCGGCGACCAGAACTCGGAGCGTGTCTGCCCGGCCGTCATGGTCCTGGGCGACACCACGGTTGGCAAGAGCACGGTCACTAAGAACCTCAACCGGCACTTCGGCGCGGGGCGGTTCAAGACCATGGACGCCAAGCCCACGTTCGTCGGCTTGGTCGGGGGTAACATTCCTCATGGCAATCGTATGGCATTCTCTTGGGGACTCCTTCCCACCTCTCACCGGGCCCATGTGGGACTCGATGAGTTTTCTAAGCTGCCGCTTGAAGACGTGGGACGTCTCACTAATCTCCTGTCCTCTGGTATGGCTGAGCGTCTCACCGCCAACGGTGATCGGTCAACTCTCGCTCACGTTCGTATGCTTTACCTCACTAATCCGCGCGGATCCAAATCGCTCAAATCCGTGGACGCCTACGAAGCAGCGCTCGAAGTCATGGGCACTGTGCAGGATCTCGGCCGGCTTGAGTACTTGCACATCCAGCACGAACTGCGTGACCGATCTCTCTTCACTCGACAGCACGTCCCTGCTGGTGAGCACCGATGGACTACTGACCTCGCCCGCTACCACCTGGGCTGGGCTTGGTCCCTCACCAGAGATCGCATCCGCATCGTGGATCCCCAACATGTACTCGTGCGCGCTGCCGAGCTTTCCGAACGATTCGGAGGAAACACCCTTCTTCTTCCTGCGATGGCTCGCTTCAAGGTCGCACGGCTGGCGGCTGGGTTGGCCGGACTGGTCTACTCCACCGACGGATACAACCTCGTAGTCGGACGCGAGCACGTCGACGCCGCGTGCGACTTCATCGAGCGGAACTACTCCAAGTTCCTGCACCTCAAGTCCTCGATGGCGACGCTGCCGGGGGACATTGTCAAGCTGTTCGATCAGGTCCGTCGCTACGAGAACCTCCACTTCCTCACTGTAGCCGAACGCTTCTCACGGGACGACGTGTCGGACGTGCTGGACAACATGGGCGCGCAGCACTTCATTCGCCTGGCCCACATGACCCACGGACTCCTCACTAAGGATGGACGTTTCTACCGGTTCACGGACGACCGCATCAAGGAGCGGATCGCCGAGTACCTCACTACCCGCAAGGAGCACGAGCGTCATGCTTAACTGTAACTTCTGTAAGAACGGTCCCGATTGTAAGGTCCAAGACCAGAACAAGGAAGTCTACCGCTGGTTGCGAGTAGCTATGGTGCGAGTAAACGGGAAAGGAGGCCACGGAGAAAGCCAGCGCAAGTGGCTGGAGAAGAACGAAGACGCGGATTGCCCCGCTTTCGAGGATAAATAATGCCCGCTCCCACTGGTCGCATGACCCACGCTTCTCTGCGCTTGCTCAAGCTCGCTGGTGAGCAGGGACACACCGCTGCTGACGCTTCCTTGGTGGCTCGTCTTCAGCGAGTTAGTAAGCTCACTTGGCAGAAGCACGAGCTCCACCCGCTCTATGAGGAAGGAGATCTGATCTTCCTCGACGGCAGTCCTCCACTCTTTGCCTCCGCTTCGGGGCTTGTGGGCGAGGCCCGTATTGCCACCTGGGAGGCCCGCTGTAGGGCTTTCGGTTCGCCCCCTACCCTACCCCTTGGCCCCCCGCCCGAGGCACGCTACAGTGCTTCCCAGTGCGTAGCGTGGGCAGGGCTTTCACGGCGCGGGGTAGGGATCCTAAATGGCGGGCCCGGGACCGGCAAGACGTTCCTCATCGGCGAGATGATCGAGAAGCTGATTGCCTCCAACAAGATCGTGGAGGTATGCGCTCCGACCGGCAAGGCCGCGTCCGTGCTGGCGAGCAAGCTCCGCGGCATGGTCCAGCCCTGCACCATCCACCGCCTGCTCGGCCTCATCCCTGGTCAGTCGCCCGCGTACAACAGCTACCGCAAGCTGGACCTGGACGTGCTGTTCGTGGATGAGTGCAGCATGATCGATGCCTCTCTCATGGGCTACCTCGTAGATGCCCTGCGTCCCGAGACCAATGTCATCTTCGTAGGCGACGTGGACCAGCTTCTCCCGGTCGGAGCCGGCGCGCCGTTCCGGGACTTCATCTACAGTGGGTGGCTCCCGTTGTTCACTCTCACCGAGGTACAGCGGCAGGCGACGGGCAACGGCATCATCGACCTCGTAGGGGAGATTCGTCAGGGGCGAGGGTTGAACGGACGGTCGTTCCCCAACGTCCACGTCCATCGCTACCCCAAGGGAGAGATCGAGGCTCGGGTGGTGGACTGCTACACCTCCGGCTACCTGGCCGACAAGTTCCGCCTCACCGACATTCCCCGTCAGTGCCTCATCATCACCCCGATGAAGCAAGCCAAGCTGGATTCGTCTACGGAGAAGCTGAACGAGATCATCTCCCATCACTTGCTCCCCGAGCGCACCCTCGGCAAGAGCAAGTTCACGCGTGGAGACCGGGTCATGTTCACTGTGAACGACTACAAGCAGGGGTTCGTCAACGGGGAGGTTGGGACGCTGGAAGACTACAAGCGGTCGGCCCGGCAAGCGATCATCCGTAACGACCAGGGCCGCATCTACGAGTTGGAGGACTACGACCTCCACAAGTACGTCGACTGGTTCTACGCCGGCACGATCCACAAGTCGCAGGGCTCGGAGTCCCCGGTCGTGATCATGGTCCTGGACCCGCGCCACGCCTTTGCTATCACGAGGAACCTGCTCTACACGGGGGCGTCCCGTGCGAAGGATGACCTCATCCTCATCGGGGATCCCGCCCTCGTAGATGAAGGCGTGCGCCGCGTGGAGACTCGCATCACCGCGCTGGCCCGTCTACGGGGTAAGGAGGATCTGTGCAAGAAGATCATCGCCCGTGCTACCGTGCCTGACCTGTCGGATCTGGTGGATCTGGTGGAGGAATACTTCTAATGTCCATCGACTTCCTCGCCAAGCTCAAGAAGTTGAAGGAGCATCGTGATGGCGGTACTGCGCGTGACGTTGGAGTTCTCCCCGGTGGACACGTCGGACATCCCGGCCCGACTGCTGGCAGTAGTCCCGACGTACCTCGTGACGCAGGAAGCGGACGAGGAAGTGTGGGTCCCGAACATCCCGCTCCCGGAGCCGTTCCCGGAGGGACTGGATCACCAGGACCTGAGCTCGTACTGCCTCAAGCTCCCGGTGGAGCGGCAGGGGAAAGCGGAGACCTGGACGGAAGCGTCGTACATGAAGGAGATCATCTATCGGATGGGGGCGAAGACACCCGTCTCCGTCGCCGTGCAGGTGAATCCCGAGACTCCCATCTGCTTCGTGTGCGAGAGGCCCTTGGACTTGTTCCTGCTCAACCTGCGGGCAAGTCACGCGGAGAACCGCGGGTGGTGTCCGCTCCACATCAACCACCTGACGTGGAAGAAGGAGTGGCGCCAGCAGCAGGAGTACAAGCAAGTCTCCGTCCCCTTGGAGACGTTCTTGACGAACTGCGAGCAGATGCTTCTCGACGCCTGGAGGCTCCAGGATCGATTGTGGTGGGAGGACCAGAGGAAGCAGAGGACTTCTCGCTACCTGGACTTCCTCTCGCAGAAGGGGCTCGATCCGTCGAAATGGAGTTCCTCCCCGGGAAGCTCGGTCCCGTAACCCACACGTTCCTCCCGGAGCCGAACGAGCAGGGGTTCCGACTGGAGCAGGACTACTCCTACGTGGAGATCGAGGACTGGGAGAAGCTCACCGGCTTCAACGTCACCGAGCCGGACGGCGAGCCTTCCTTCTGCCTGCCGCTGGAAAGCGTCATCGCCCGCATGGGAGCTAAGTCCCAACTGCGTACCTTCCTTGTGGAGAACTTCCCTCCGCACCACACCTACGTCGAGCCCTTCATGGGCTCCGTAAAGATGACCCTCTGGAAGCCCGAGTCGAAGATTGAGATCATCAACGACTTCGACGGGGACATGGCGTCCTTCTTCCACCACGTCCGCTTGGACCCCACGCGCTTGGCGAGGTACATCAATGCCATCCCGAACCACGAAGCCGTGGTACTTGGCCTTCGTGACCTGCTGGCCGCCCGCAAGCTCCGAGGGATCGAACGAGCCGTTGCGTTTTACCTTGGCTCTCAGTCTGCGTTCAATGCCAAGGGAGATTACTCTTCGTACGCAAGTTCACCTCACGTCCTTCTGGACCTTTCGATTGATGAGTCCCATCTCATCAAGGTTGCGAAGCGCCTGCGCCGCGTCAACATTCGCTCGACTGGTTACGAGCGAATCATCCGGTCCTGTAACAAGAACCTCCCCGCCGCGAGTTATCCTCCTGGTCGAGTGTTCTTCTATCTCGATCCGCCTTACTGGCAGACGGCGGGGTACAAGACGTTCCAAGGTGAGTCGGCGTTCGGGTGGAAAGACCAAGTGAACCTCGCCAATCTCTGCTACGAGATTGACCAGATGGGCAACCAACTCATCCAGACCAACTCCGACCACGACGACCTGCGCGCGCTCTACGGGTCCTTCAAGCGGCCCGACGGAACCCCGGTCTTTCACTTGGAGAAGGTCTACGTCCGCTACTCGATGGCCGGTGCTGGCGATGCTCGCATGGACAAGGGCGAGTTCGTCATCTCCAACTTCCCCCTCAAGTCCAACGTGCAATCCCGCCAGCACTCACTGTTCGGAGCCGGTCGATGAACCAAGACAAGATGATCAAGATGCTCGCCACCAAGGAGCGTAACTACCTCCTTCCCCTCCACCAGCAGTTCTCCGCGTCGGCAATGAAGAACCGTCTGATGGGGAATGACAAGCAAGCGGACCTCTACGAGCAGGCGGCGGTCGCCGCGAAGGAGAAGAAGTAATGGGCAAGAGGATTAGGATCATCCCCCAGTCCCGCCTCCTCAACCCCTTCACGGGCACGACCTCCAACTACGGTGGTAAGTGGGCACGCCTCATAGGTGTCCTGCCTGGCGACCGCGTCATCATCCGCATCAAGATGAGGGCAAAGAACGAGTTCAAAGCCCCGCTGGCCTACGTCTTCCTGGACGTGTCGCGGTGGGTGGTGGAGAAGAAGCCGGAACCTCAACAAAGGCTGTTCTACTGATGCCCCCCACCAATCTCGAATCCGACCTCGTCAAGCTGTTCACCCGTTCGGTTGGCGCGGCCTTCCCTGGCGAGAACTTCATCTGGAAGTTCCACGCGAGTGAGTACGACCCGTCCGGTATCCCGGACATCATCGGCTCCATCCGCGGCCAGTTCTTCGGCGCCGAGCTCAAGATGGAGGGCAACTACTTCTCGCCGGTCCAGAAAGCGAAGATGAAGATGCTCCACGACACGGGGGCACTCGTAGTCGGGATCTACTACATGAAGCGGGAGGATACCTACTGGCTCATCCCCTGCGACGTGGTGCAGAACTTCTCTCTCAAGGATCGGACGGGGTGGCTGCCGCTGCCCAAGAAGATCACCCACACGGATTCAGGAGTCCCGGTCCTGGTCCTCAACCTGAACGCGCTCAAGGTTCTTTCCCTCAAGGAGTACTAAGTGAAGAAGCTGGTCATTCCCTATATTACCTCGGTCGATCTCGACGGGGTCAAAGTCATCGTCTACGGCAAGCAGCCGGGGGAACACTTCGAGGTGCCGCCCCTGCTCGGCTCCTTCCTCCTCCAGTTCGTCGTCGACGACGCGCCCCCGTCGCCGCCCAAGCCGCCGCCCGAGACGGATGAGCAGCGCCACAAGCGCCTGAACCGTGAGCGTGAAGCTCACATCGCGGCCGAGGTCGCCAAGGCCCTGGGGGGCAAGGTCATCGCCCCCCGCGACCAGGTCGTGATCGAGCCCCCCGCCCCGCGCCGGAACGAGCCCAAGCTGGAGGAGAATCGCGATCCGCCCCGCTACACCGAGGATCCCGAGCCGGAGGAGGATCCCATCCTCCGGGAGCTCACCTCGATGGGCATCGACCGGACCACGAAGAAGAACAACCTCTCCGCGATCATGCGGATCGGGGACGAAGCGCTCCGGGACGGCAACGACCTCACCGACGCGCAGCTTGCTGCGCTCGCGGCGACGTTGCAGGGACCGTACCCCAACGTGCTCAAGCAGCAGGCGTTCGAGAAGCTGCTCATCGTCCCGATGGACGTGCTCTACCGCGCGGGTGCGTTCCTGGACAAGAACTCCCGCGCGCAGGTCGCAGCCGTGCGGGATGCCCAGACCAACATGGGCGAGACGGTGCAGGTCATGTCGCAGACGCTCGCCGCGTTCGTCGCGGGTGACTTCAAGGGCGGCCGGGCCGTGCCCGACCGGAACCCCGCGGACCTGACCATCGTGGACTTCGGGACGCGGGGCATCGACGCGGTCTTCGAGTCCGCGGACGGGCGTGCTCTCCACATCGGCGACGAGCGCGATCCCGGGCTCGCCACTGGTCCCATCAACCAGGCCGCGGTCCAGCGCGGGGTCGCGGAAGTCCGCATCAAGACCATGGCGGAACTGGAAGCCGCCGCCAAGAGGAACTGATGGCCATCGACATCTACAACAGCCTTCACCAGTACATCGACGAAGCCCACGGCAACGCCCGGGACCACGGGTTCTGGGATGGCCAGTGGGACAACAAGAACGACTGCGTCTTGCCCACGGCCGTCGAGAAGACCATCCCCGAGAAGCTCTGTCTCATTCACTCCGAAGTGAGTGAGGCGCTGGAGGCGTACCGGGAAGGTCCCGAAGGGATGCGGACCTCCAAGATCATCGACGGCCCCAAGGCCGGCAAGATCGAAGGTTTCCTCTCCGAGCTCGCCGACATTGTCATCCGGGTCTTCGACCTCGTGGGTGCGATCGGCAAGCGGGACGAGTTCATCGAGGTGCTGGTCGCCAAGATGAAGCACAACCGCTCCAGGTCGTACAAGCACGGGAAGGTCTGCTAACCCCTCCGCGCGGGGCCTCGATCACCGGGGCCCCGCGACCCTCCCCGCCCCCTTCCGGAGGACGTCGAGAAATCGGCGTCCTCCTTTGTCATGTCTACGAACCCCTCGTAGGTCTTGAGGGCGCCGACATTGGCGAGCAGGTTCTTCATCTTGTCGATGCGACCCTTGTTGATGTAGTAGCGTCCGTCCTGCGGGTTCACCCGGTAGACGCTGGCTCCCAAGACCGTGCGCGCCAGAGCCAAGTGATTGAGCTTAGTCGGGTCCTCGCTATCGTAGACCTGACGTGCCACCGTGAGGAACCGGCTCACCGGGGCTTCCCCCATCAGCCATGCCATCGTGGGATTGACCACCGCCTGCGTGGACGCAGTTGCGGGCCGGTAGCCCACGAGGGTCTTCATCCAGGACGGGGCCGTCTCCCACTTGTTCCCGTCCATGAAGCGGGTCGTAAAGACCCCGTTCTCCACGTCCGGGGTGATGGTACCCCCCGTAAACGAATCCGTGTTCGTGAGCCCCTCAATGATGGAGGCTGGCACGAACGACGACCGTCGAATGAGACCCTGCGAGAACTCCCCCACTTCCTTACGGAAGTTGGTCGTGCCCGGCAGGATCATGTTCGCCATCTCGGACACATCCTCGATGGGGAGTCCCACCCCGGAGACGCTGTACTTCTTACCCAGCACGCTCCCGACCATGACCAGCTTCTCGTGCAGGTAGTCGGGGATGTCCTCGGGGTCGACGTGCTCGGACTCATTCCAGTCCCGCACCGTCTTGAGCATGTTGTTCAGCCGGCCCGGCTCCTCCAACATGGTGAAGAACGTCTGCTTGATCGCGAGCTTGGTCCAGTTGTAGAACGGGATCGCGCGCCGGATGTAACGCCGTTCAGTTACGCCCAGGGAGTTCCAGTCGTTGAGGTGACGGTAGACGGAGGTAGCGGCTTCGGCCGTTGATCCCGTCCGTTGGAACTCGGACATGAACAGCGCCATCCGGACGGGGATCTCCGTCGCCATCTCCCCGCGCCGGAGGAAAGGCTTCCAGTTGGACTGAAGCGTCTCGCTCGCGACGTTCATCACCTTGTCCAGCTTGCCCGCCCCCTTCACGCTACGAGCCCCCAAGCCGGCCCCGGCAAGCCCTCCCAGGAGGCTCGCTGCGTTGCGCCAGGTATCGGGTTCCCCCTCGGCGGGAGCGGGCGCCAGGGCCCCGGCCAGGGCCCCCGCCATGGCTCCCGCCGCGCCACCGGACACCGCCGCCGCCGCGCGCCCGCCCGCCGTGACGCCGGACAGAACGTCGTCGGACACGGACGCTTTGAACACGCCGCGCATCGCCATCTCTTCGACGAGGTCGCCGAGCTTGACCTGTCGACCGCCGGCAGCCTTGACCATCTTCTGGCTGATCATGTCCAGGTTCGCGCGCCGGGCGCCGACCGTCTCCGGCAGGTCCGAGTACTTGCCCAGGATGAGCGTCATCGCGTCCCAGTAGTTGTCCATCTTCTGCGGGTGGAACATCCCGATGCCAGCCTTCATGTAGGCCATCGCGACGTTACCGATCCCGTTACGGGCCCAGGACCCAGTCCACGGCAGCAGCAGGTTGGACTTGAAGAAGCTCTGGACCTTGTCGAAGCCGATGACCATCTGGCGCGTCAAGCTCGACCACTGAGGGTCGATGTCCGGCGCCATCATGTCCTGGAGCAGCCTCGCCGTCCCTTGGTCCACGTAGATGGGGACCTTGATCGGCTGGTTCGGATTCTTGACCGGCTCCTTCTTGACACCGCCGACCTTGGACTCGCCCTTCGGTCGGCCCAACTTATCCATTTCGCCGAGGGGAGCTCCCTCGCCGCGGGCCGCCGAGTCCGCTTGCAGGCGAGTGAGGTTGGACTGTTCCTTCTTCAACGTCCGTTCGAGATCGCGGACGTACTTACTCGTCGCCTTGACGCCACGGTTCGCATCCTTCGCCGTCGTCTTGCTCTCGGTGAGTTCGACCTGGACCTTGAGGAAGCGGTTCTTGTCCTTCTGGCGCTGCGCGATGCGACGCTCCTTCTCCTTCTTCATCGCGTCGGTGACTTCCTTACCCGACTCCCGCAGCGCCTTATGGTCCTCGATGGTCTGCTTGACCAGAGTCTTGCTGTAGTCGTAGTCCTTCTTCGCGTCCGCGGCCCGCTTGGTCAGACCTTTCTTCGTCTTGGTCGGAGCCTGCTCGGCCTTCGACGCGTCCAGAAGCTTCTGGAGTTCGGCGATGCGAGTCTCGGCCGTCTGGATATTGCCGGGCAGAGTCTCCTCTGCCTGGATGGTAGACGTCCGAAGCTCGTCGCCCAGGGCGTCCGACTGCGGGGACGGGCCCTGACGACCGATGGTGGAGGTTCCGGGCAGACCCTGGTCACCCGCGACCATCACGTCCGGGGGAACTACCCCCGCCGCCATCGCCGGGTCGCGGACGTTCTTGAGCGTCTGCCCCAGGGCGGATCGTCCCGGTACCCGGCCCTCGGCCATCTGGAGGGCAGGGTCGGCGAGCGGGGCGAGCGGGTTGTTCTTCGAGGGCGTGAACTCCAGCACGAACTTGACCGTCTCGGACGAGTCGTCGCCGGGGTAAACCTCGCCGCGCAGGAGCTTGATGGCCTGGTCAGCCTGCCCCGCCGTCTTGATCTCCCCGTCGTTCCACAAGTGCGTGTAGATGTCCTTGAGGTTCGCCGGCGATAGACCCACCTTGCCGGCGAGCTCCGTGATCTCCTCGCGCTGGGTCTTGGTCGGCGACGCGGTGTCGGTGTAGATACCGAACTTGCGACGGACAGCGCGGAAGTAGTCCACCATCGGCTGGGTGAACTGTCCTTCCAGCTTGCGGACTTCGAGCGGCGCGGCCAACTGGTCCATGAACTTGTTGAACGTCTCGTTGGGGTCCTTGACCTTGGCCAGTGAAGCCGGGAGCTTCTCACCATCCATGTAGGAGCCGGCACGAAGAATCTCGGGTCCGGACTTGTCCTCCATCAGTTGGTTGCCACGACCGAGAATATCGCCAAGGGCGGTACTCTCGTTCGGGCTGATGCCAAGCAGGTTACCGAGGGTAGTGACAAACTTGTCCCACATCCTGGTGAGGGCACCCTTGGACTTCTTCTCCCCCGGAATCTTCTTGAGGTAGTCCCGGAACTTGGGGTCCGAGAAAGTCCCGGCCAGCAACTCATCTACGTTGCTGGTGTAGTACCGGAAGTCGCGGACGAGCTCTTCAGAGAGGTCGGTTCCGGAATGGATGATCTCGTCTCGCACAGAGACGAGCATGTTTGTAAGGTCCACCTGGGCGGCCTTGATCACCGGGGTCGCGTCCGCGTTGTGGTAAGAGTAGTACGTGGCTGCGTGAGTAAGCTCATGCAGCACCGTATGTTCGTCCAACCCGGACTGGAAAGCATCATCGAACCCACGGAACAGGATCTCGTTCTTGTTGGGATCGAAGACCGCGCTGGCGGCCTCTGGGACTTCTGATGCCCCGTTTACCAGTCGTACCCTAACTTCATCGCCGATCACTTCACTCAGTCGCTTGGCAATAGCCTTGTTGACAGGATCCTTCGTGCGAAGGTCCACCATCATGGAGAGAGTGCGGGCAGAGGTGGTGGGGTTGCTCTTCAGCAGCGATTCCAGTTCTTCAGGATCCGTCCCGTTGGGAACAGCCTTTCGGGAGTAGGAGATGTTGCCAGCCCTGTAGCTGCCATCCTTCTTCCCGAGGGCGATATCGATCAGTTCTTCTACGGACTGGTTGTTGGGGGAGGCAACGACTTCCTTGGGACTGTTCTTCTCCCACGCACTCAAGACCCGCTCACGCACGTCGGGCATGAAGCCCTCCAACTGCGAGTCGAGGTGCTTGCGGGTGTATCGGTCCAGGCCGGCGAGCAGCCCGTTGACGCGCTCGAACTTCTGCTCGGTCCCACCGATGGAGTTCTGGAACACGCGAGCCCACGCCGGGTGGTTGGGGTCCTGGATCATCTTGAGGGCTTCGGTGACCGGCATGGCCGTAAAGCCATCCCCGGTCGCCCAGCGGTAGACGCCCTTGCCCACGGACATGGAGCCGCGCGGAGCCTCCTTGTACTTGAACGTGGTCGGCAGCGCCGACTTAGTCTCACCGGCCCGGTGAAGCTGAGCGTCCTGCGGCAACTGGAGTCGCTCAGCGACCTCCTTCCACTTCTCGGAGTACTTGCCCTCCGGACTGTTGGGCTGCATCAGGTACTCGAGGAGCTCCCGGTTACGGGCGTTGTTTCCCTCCTCGAACCCGAGCTTGGTCAGGTTTCCCTTTGCCGTGCGGTAGACCTGGTCTGCCGCGACGACCTGGTGAACACTCTCCTTGAGCTTGGTGATCACCCCTCGGACCATGCCATCCGGCATTCCCCGCTTGAGGTCACTGATGATGGACTCGGCGACGCCATGGTCGCGGGCCACCGTCTGGAGCAGCTTGTCCGTGGCGAGCATCTCGATGCTCGCGCGCTTGCGGATCTTGAGCAGCTTGAGCGCGTTCATCTCCAGTGCGCCCTTGCCGAACAACTCTTCCACGTCGTTGATCGTAGCGATCATCCGCTGCTGGACGAACTTGTTGGCCGAGCGGACGGAGTCTTGTCCGTGCTTCTTGAGCACGAGGTCCATGACCAACTCACGCGCCTTCGGATCCTTGTAGACGCGATTGACGTAACCCTCGACGTTACCCACGTCGAAGCCGCGCTTCTTCTCGATCTGGAGGATGTCGTCCATCTCCTTCTCGAAGAAGTCCACCATCTTCTGGACGCGGGGAGTGAGGTCCATGAAGGCGCCGAGGGGGCCCTGAACGTCCGCCTCCAGATCGTCCACCATGATGTCCCTCGTGCGCGGAGTACCGTCCGCATTCAGGAGGGGCTTGCCGTAGTTGTCGTTCTTGACCATCGCGTTGGACGCTTCGTCGAAGAGCTCGGCATGAGGATCCATCAGCGACTCGGTGACCAGCTTCTTGGGGATGTCCTTTCCCTTCGATGCCTTCCGGATGCCACGAGCTTCAACTACGCGGGCGACGTAGTCGAGTTCTTGGTCCGTAGCCTTGCCCAACTCACTCGCGGAGTAGGCCGCGTGGCTGGCATCCGTCGCCCGCTGGGCCTCGACCTTGGAGAAGCGCACCGCCTCCACCACGTCCGGAGACGCATTCCATCCCGCGTCGAAGACGTTGAAGAAGCCCTTCATGCTCTGCCCGATCAGCGGAGCGTTAGCCAGGGCGTGCTGCATCTTCGTGGTGTTGTAGAGCCCTACCTCCTTCTTGAGGGCGGAAGCGGTCTCCTGGAACATGTCGTCGACCGTGTGGTCCAGGACCCACGACGCCTTACGCTCCGCGGCGGCACCGAACATCGCGGCCGTCCGCTTCGTGGCGTCACTGGTCCGCTTGATGATCGCGTCCAAGTTAGCGTCCGTCCCCGGCAGGAACGGCGCCGCCTTCTCGATCCCGTTGAGGATACGACCGCGCACGCCGGTACGTCCACCTACGACGCGGGTAGCGAGTCGCTGCTGGAGATCGTCGAAGTGCTCGGTCATGTACTCGCCGATCTCCTGGTGCCACTCGCGCGCCAGCTTCTCGTCGAGCATGTGGAGGGGCTCCATCCCCGCCGCCAGTCGTTCCTCCTGACGGGCCGCGGTCTTGGCGGCGTACTTCCCGTTGAGGTCCTCCGCGGCCATGCCGTAAATCTTGCGGCCGAAGCGAGTGAGCGTAGCGTCCACCTGCCCGGGGTTGGTAGTCTTGACGCCCTTGGCGATGAGCTTGGAGCCTGCCTGCGAGGACTCCTTGAGCACCACTCGGGAACCGGAACTCACACCGAAGGTGAGGTAGGTGGTGGGGTCCAGGAGGATGTCCGCGGCGAGCCCGCCCACGAAGTTGGCCTTGCTGCCCTCCTCGCCCAGGACGTCGTACTCGTCGAACAGCTTCATGAAGTCGGTCTTGCTGTTCCATGCGTCGAAGAACGACTCAGGAGAGAAGCCAAGCTTGAACGGTCCCACGTCGTAGCCGGACTCCAGTGTGGCCTTCGACACGCTGGCGACGAGGTAGTTCGGGATAGAAAGGATGTCCCCGATCGTCTCCAACGTCCCGCCGGTAGCTTCCCGGTTGGTGTACTCCTTGCCCGTGATTAACTCCGCGGGCGCGTCGAAGATCATCTTCTGGAGGATGTTGGAGCGGTCGCCAGCGATGTAGCCGTCGTACTCCGCTTTGCTGATCTGACCCCGACTAAAAGCCTGACGTGCTTCCACCTTGACGCGGTTGTACTCCAGCGCCTGATAGCCCGCCCGCTTGACCTTCGCGGGATCGACTTCGTCGTTCTCGCTGTTGTCATCCTCGTAGCCGACCGCGAGCTTGGCGAGCGCGGCCTGCTTCATCTCTTCGGGAGTCATCGCCATAGTGGTATCCTATTCGACCTGGAGGGATTCAATGCCGCCGGACTCAGGGTAGATCACGGCCTGGAGCATCTTGTCGTAGTACTCTTGAACGTAAGGGCTCTTGTCGTGCATCTGGCCGATGATGCCCGTCAACTCGGGGCGTGCCATGTTCATCTGGAGGTCCGCCCCGTACTGGTCCCAGCCTTCGGTCTTGTGCTTGACTCGAATCTCAGCCAGCTTGGCGAGCATTTCCCCATGAAGCTGGTTGTCGTTTGGAGTCATCGCGTTCGGGTCCCGGTCGGGGACGCCGAACCCCGCCGCATTCCAGGACGGAGTAGCCGGCAGGAAAGACATCTGTCCGGAGCCAGTGGTCGACACCTGGATACCGTTACGCAGGCCGGACTGAATCGACGCCATCTTCATCTGCTCGTCGACGTAGGTCGCCTTGCGAGCCGGGAGGTTGAGCAGCACGTCCCGCATGTGATCTTCGGCGGCCGAGTACTCCTCGGCCGTGGTCTGCGTGACCCCTTCTGAGCCGCGGACGCGGCCAAGTCCGATGTACTTCTCCGTCGCCCTCTGGAGCGCTGCCGCCTGCTGCTCCGGAGGCATGGACATGTAGGCGAGGTCGCCCAGGATCTCCGTCCCGATCGTGATGGCGGTACCGGAATCTGACTGATGCTGGCGCTTCTGCTCTTCCAGCGCCGTCATGGACGCACGGTACTGCTTGAGGTTCGAGTCCATCCCCTCCGCGTACTGGAGGCTCTGGCCGCGCCTCGTGACCTTGCGGTCGGCTTCGTTCTGCTCCGCGGCGAACGGTTGCTCGATCTTCTTGGTGAAGTACTCCTGGAAGTCGAACCCTGCGCGCTGCATCTCGCGCGCGCGAATGTCCGCCATCGAGTTGAACTTGTCCGCCTGGGCACGGTTGAGCCGGTTGTCCTCGGCCATCTGCCGGAGGTTGGTGAACCGGTACTCCATGTCCTCGTCCCACTGGACCTGGTTCTCCTTGAACTTGTCCTTCTCCAGGCCGAGGGTTTCGTTGAACTGACGCTTGCCCTCGTTGAACTTCTCACCTTCGATGAACCCACCGATGGTCCCCGCGACGGCTTTGAACGCACCGGACGTACCGGCTTGGTTGTAGGTAACGGTAGCCATTAGTTGGGTCCCTCCGCTTCCGCGAGGAAGTCGATGTAGTTCTCGGTAGTGAGCTCGGATTCATCTACGCCGCGGGAAGTCATGAGCTTCTTCCACTTGGAGTAGGAATCCCTGAAGATGGACTGCTTCTCCGGCAGGCTGGCCTTAGCCGTGTTGGAGGCGAGCTTCTTATCCGCGGCGTCCAGTCCCGCGGCCTGACGACCCGCCGTCGCCAACTCACGCCGGTCTCCGGCCTTGGCCGCTTCCCGGGAGTCGGCAAGCACCGCCGCTTCCTCCGCACCTTGGACCGTAGCTTGGGAGCGAGCCTCGTCCCTCCCCGTCTGGAGCGCTTCCTTCTGCTTGGCCTCCTGGGTGCGCGTCTTCTCGCGACGGTCAGCCATCTGTCCCGCGCGGAAGGACCCCTGGACCATACCAGCGTCCAGCGCCTGACGCTGCGACTCGGGATCAGAGGGCTGGAGAGGAGGCTGATAGACGTAGTCGTCCATGACCATAGTCTCCGACGGGGTTGCGGTGGAAGCTGGCGGTCCTTCCGGATTGAACTCCGGAAACACGATGCTGTTCTGGCGAGCAGCCATACGAGCGTCCGTGATAGCCGTCAACGGGTTTGGAATGTCGATGGTGTCGCTTCGGATAGCGTCTACGGTGGGGTTAGAGGTTGCCTCACGGAAGCCCCTGTAAGCGGCTCCGAAACCCCCGCCGGACATGACATTGGCGACCGGATCGGTGAACCTGTTTTCGTATGGGTCTACGGCTGTACCAGAGGTAACTGCCGTACCAGAGTTAGAGACCGTAGTATCCTCTTGTTCCGAAGTCGGGTAGTATTGGTACTCGTTTGTACGCGACAGAAGTGCTTCCGCGTCCTGGTTCGCGACCGCAACGTGCGTATCCTCCTGGATGCCGGTGGGCGGGGTAGCCCCGGAAACGGGGGGCCCGTTACCCGCACTGGGAGCCCCCTTGTAGCCTACCACGGGCGGCACGGCACCGACCCCCGTGGGGCCCGTACCAACGCGCGTAGGCGCACGCCCAGTGCGGCTATTGCCGCTTCCAGAACGGGAACCGGCCCCCGCCGCGCCCGCCGCGCCCGAGGCTACCGGGGAGGTAGAAACCCCCACATCACGACCGATCGTCGGGGCCGTGACATACGGATTCTCGTAGGGCGTCCCACCGAGGGAGTTCTGCTCCACCGGAGGAGCGACGTAGGTTCCGCCGAACGCCTCCGGGTACGCCTTTCCCATCGCAACCTGTTCTTGCGGGGATAGTCCCTGCATACTGGCGAGGATCGTGGGGTTGGCTTTCGCCTGGAGCGAGACGGCCTGCATCCGCGTCGCCGCTTCCGGGTCCATGCCAGCACCCGGCACCGCGGCGGTCCCCGTCCGGTCGGACCCAGGAAGCGCCATCAGGTCGTTGCCCATCGAGGACAAGCCCATGTCCTGACCGGCTACGGGGGCCGAGTCAACGGAGGGGATGGCGTTGGACGACTTCATCATCGTCCCGAGTTGCGCTGCGGCCCCCATCGCTTGTCCAAGCGAGGCCATGTTCTGACCGGCGCTCGCCGTCGCGTTGTTAGCGAGCTCCTGGGATGCCCCGTACTCCTGGAGTACCTGGTCGCGGCGAGCCTGGTCCATTTGCTGGGCGGTGAGGTACAACTGACCGCGTTCCAGAGAGGACTGGAGTTGCAGGTCGCGAGCAGCCTTGGCTTGCAGGGCTGCTGTAGACGCGCCCGTGAGGTTGTAGCGGTTCCCCGCCTGGGCCGCCTCGGTCTGCGCGGCCTCCATCTGGATAGAGTCTCGGATACCCTGCTGCGCGATCAGGTTGTCGTAAACGTCACGGGAGCCGAGGTCCTGCTTGAGTTGGTTCTGCTGCTCCTGCGCGGCCTTGTAGTCTTTCTCGTCCGCGCCCGTCGCGACGCCACCGGCCACGCCGCCGATGAGGCCACCTGCGACGGCACCCCACGGGCCGCCCCCGAGCGTCATACCCGTCGCCGCGCCGGACATGGCTCCGGTCCCGATGTTGCCGGCCCACGTTCCCGCGCCGTAGCCTTCGATCTCATCCGTCTGGATCCCGTAGGGATTCGCACGACGCGCCATAGTGACTCCTTAGGGAACGAAATCAGGATCGGTGGAGTTCTTGGAGTAGGCCGTTTCACGGTCGTACTTGAACGCCAAGGTGAGAGAAGCACTCTCCCACAGGTTGATCCAGGAAGGGTAGAACGCGTACTTAGGTTCGCTCTGTCGCGTGGTCGGGCCGGGGAGGTATGTCCCCAGGTCCGTCACCCATGACGCGTTGAAGATAGGTTCGTGGAAGATGACCGCGGGGTCCGCGGACTCCCAGTTGCCGGAGTAGTAGTTCCCGAGCGAAAGGTCCGCGTACCCGTGGTGGGCCGCATCCCGGTACGCAAGACGGAAGTTGTACGCTCGGCGCCCCGCCAGTGCGATCGACGCGCGCAAAGAGATGTTGGCGCGCTGCGGCAGAAAAAACGTCCGATCGCGGATGATCTTCCAGGACACGTAGGGGGCCATCGCGCCCGTGACAGGGTCCACGATGTTGGGATTCACGTTAGCGAACTCATCGTAGAGCTTCGGGTTCGTGTCCACGATCAGACCGAAGCGTCCCAGGTGAGCGTTACGCCAGTTGAAGTAGTCCGGGTTGTAGGTCCCGATGGTGGTGGTCTGTCCCCGGGCCAGGATGCGAAAGGCGTTGAGCGACGCCTTGCACGACGCCTTCACGTACACTACGCAAGGCTCCTCTACGTAGAGGTGCTTCCCTGCGTGCGGGACCGTGAGCCACTTGGAGAAGCAGAGCTCCTTAGGGTAACGGTCGATCGGCCACCACGCGGGAGGCCAGCCAGGAACGGTCGCGGTGTTGATACCGTCTTCTTGGAACTGCTGTTGGAACGACGGCCCCGGCCGCCCCAACAACTCCATCGCGTAGTTGGAGCGAGTCTTCTCCTCGGGCGCGTTCGCATCGGAGACGCCCGGAACGTGACGAAACGAGAGATCGAAGATGCCGTCGATGTTGGCCCGGTCGGCGATCAGGAACGGCGACGCAAACTGCTCCATCGACACGATGCGACCGCTGGTATACCGCAGGACCTGGTAGCGGTCGAACGTCCCGGTCATGTCAGCGGTGATAATCCCCGACCGGCACAAGTCCTGCAACGTGAGGAAGTTGTTGTCTACGATGGAAACGACACAGGTCGTACCCACGGCGGTAATGGTGACAGACATTAGAAACCATTCTCCCGGGCGCTCAGCATGATCATGCCTTCCACCATCGCGAAGTTGGACACGTCTGACGCGAACACCGCAAACCGGTTGGAGGAGTTGGAGGGTCCGTTCTGGACATCACCGCCGAACGAGGCCAGAAGTACGATCCCACGGTCCCGAGCGTGGTTCATCGGCACGTAGCCGGCGACACCCGTGATGTAGTGATCGTTGGTCATGGCGTTGTAGATGCGACGAACTTCCCCGTTGGCCTGCCCCATCGTGCGCGTGGTGGTGGTGAGAATGACCCACGCAGAACCGTTCCAACGTCCGATGTGAAACTTGGAAGGGACCGTAGCGTCGTACTTGACGTTCGCTCCCGACAGGTACGCGGCCACGAGGAAGACCGGCTGACCGTTGACTCCCTTGTTGCGAGCTTCGGTCAGGTTGGTATCGTGGTCGAGAACCGACTCTCCGATCAGGTAGTACCCGGCAAGCGGGTTGGTGATCGTGAGTGGGTAAGAGAACTCCGCGGCGAGCCAAATCTCCAGGGGCGCGTACACCAGTCGCTGGTCCACCGCGGCCGGCTCGAAGTCCGTCGTCGGTAGCTTGACCGTATTGACGAAATCTTCAAGGTCCGAGAACAGGGTGTCCAGGTCCGTATCGAGCAGAAACTTCTGGTCGATCTCTTTGGTGAAGGTGATCATCGGATCTGCTTCTCCAACTGGATCTGCGCGCGATGGACCTTGGCAGGTCCAGCCAGCGTGGCGATCAGCACTCCGCAGTACGAGCGAGCGTTGAAGCCCACGACTGCACAGTCGTTACCCAACGTGATGTTGGTTCCTTCTTCATCGGAGGCCTGGAGTTGACCAGCCAAGATCGAAGGGTTAGCGATCGTCGTGGCAGGATTGGTCGTGCCAGCGACGTAGCTAAGGAGTTGGTCTACCTCGGCCCAGCTTTCCCCTGCCCACAAGGCTTTTCCATCCAGCACGGGCCACGCGTACACACGGCGACCGTAGTCTTCCGGCATCGAAACGTCCAACGAGTAGGAAAGGATCCCCTCGAAGTACGAGTCGTCGTTGAGAACTTCCAGCCCCGTGCCAGGGACCTGATGTCCCATGTTGGGAGTAAGGTAGCCCATGCTGACCTGATAGTTGGCTTGCAACTCCTTGATCGCGTCGATCCGCATCATCGTGCGCCGGACCTGGGAGTCTCCCACGTAGCCGTTCCGGATCGTGGTCAAACGTCCGGCGGCTTCCAGAAAGAGCTCTACGATCACGCGCCGATTGAGGGCCGCGCCGGAGCTCAGTTGGTACAGTCGGATAGATCCGTTCATGTTGGTAACACGACCTTAGCACGGTTCGTATTAGGAGGCAAGTCTCTATCGATCAAAGCCTGCTTCAACGCCGGTAGTTGGCGAGGCGCAGGCTTGTCCAGACCCGACGCTTTCCAGCGCACCCGATCCAGAGAGGTAGTGCTCAGCTTGATCATGTCAGGTTGGTCCGCTGGTCGACACCGAAGACGATCCCCAGTGCCTTGATCTTGACGAGGTGCCCTACCGGGAACGTCACCTTGACGCTATGGCTATACCCGGCCACGCTATTTCCGATTACGGGGGTGATCCACACGTCCCGCGGAGCGATCCAGCGCGGGCGGTCGGAGTACAGGAGGTTCACCTTCCCCCAATGGTCGACCGGCTGGCGAGCCCGGTCTACGGACTGGGCCGAGGGGAGAGAGAAGGTGGGGTCTGATTCGGCTTCGTTGGAGTTGAACTCGCCCGTCAGGTCCACTCCGAACTGCGCCGACGAGGACGGCTGGAGCAGCAGACGCAGGTTCATGACCGAGCGTTGGCTCAAGATGGTGGATCCCTGGGGGATCAGCCCCCTGACCGACACCACCGCCGGGCGGCTGTAGGTCCCACGGAACAACTGGTAGATCGAGTTGTCGCAGCCGTAGAACTTGTTGTCCCAGAAGCACAGGTCGAAGACCGACTCTTCAATCAAGTACCACTGACGTACCGTCAGATGGTACAGGATCATGTAGTTGTTCTTGGCAGAGACCAGGTCTTTCCTGACGGTCAGGATGTACCACTCGTTGGCCTTTACCGCCGACTGGACGTGAAATCGCTCGTCGAGATATAGGGCCTTGAGGTAGTAGGGACACTCCACGAAGTCGTGGGTTTCGCCGTTGTAGAACGCGAAGCCGCGATTCCAGAGGCCAAAGATTGTGCCATCCCCAACATCAACAAACGAACGCCCGTAGAGCGAACCATTGGCGAAATCCTGTTGGAGGACCCCGAGCGACCCATCGTTAGCGAGATACAGTACCTCCACAGTGGATCGAGTAATGACAGCGAGGCGGTCCCCCATGGGGACTCCGGCGCGCACATTGTCATTCGCCCGAAACTGGCGACTTCCTCGGAACTGTCCGAAGAACCCGTCATCAGAGATAGCCACGACATTCGCGTCCTCCAGTCCCCACAACACCACGAGCTCTTTCCACGAGCAGCCGCCGGAAGCCTGGGGAGGACCGCTCACCAAGGTATCGATCAGGCCACCCGCGGTCAGGACCGCGTCAGTAGCCTGCATCGTGATCCGGTTGTAGACCGTCTGTTGCCGATGGGATTCTTTGTAGTAGATTCCGTGGGAGCCAAGCCCACCATCGGGGTTGAGATTAAGTGTGCGACCGAATGTGACCCCGGTGATGTGGTCTTCTACCAGGGGAGGGTAGTAGTCGGCAACGGCGAACTCGGATACGAAGTAAGCCGGGGCACCCTCGTACAGGACAGGGTCATACTCAGGTTTGACCTCGAAGATACGAGAAGGAGGAGAGCAGCGACCCTTGTTACCATACTTGTCCTCGAACTGGATGACGGCCTCCCCGTAGTAGGAAACTCGGGTAGTTCCGTCCGCACCCTTGCACTTACTCGGCCCGGAGATGGGGGCCTTCTGCGTCCACCAGTACGTCGCGTAGGCGAAAGCCCCATAGACCCAGGCAGCTACGAACGGTGGGAGAGAGACGCGAACCTCGGGAGGAAGTCCTGCTTCCTGCACTCCCAGCGGGTGTACGTTCTCCAGGCCATCCCACATCAGAACCGGATCGCCATGGTTCGCGATGATCAGTTTGGCGGCATGGACGAAGATAGCCGGGTAGTACCGGTCACTGAACGGCTGGCCGAGGAAGGTGTAGAGGACCCGGAAGCCGTTGCCGTAGCTCTCACACAGGTTGGCACCCTGGACAAAGACCAGATGCTCCTTGCCCCGGAAGTCCAAGAAGATGGTCATCCGGGTGATGCTGGTCGACAGCGAGGGAGGAGTCCCGATGTAACTGTCGTTCTTGTTGCGCTGGAAGTAGTCCGTGCGGCCCGGGTAGTTTTGGAGGTACTCACCCTCGTCGGAGGGGTAGAAGTTGACGCTGCCCTCCCCGAGTCGGGCAAGATCGGTCTGCTGGGCGTCGATCAGCCCAGGACCGAAGCGAAGGTAGAGCTCACGGGGAAGGCGCGGAGTTTCTTCCATCTATTCCTTCCAGTTCAAGGCTTCGACCCAGTCGCCGCCATCAATGATACTCGGGCCCGCTACCGGGGGGAAGTGAGTCTCCGGTCCCTGGTCGCCGTCGGCGGCGGGGCGGGACTCGTTGAGGAGGTACTTCAACTGCTGACGGAAGATGACCGAAGCCGTCCGCTGACTCTGGGCGTCCCCCCCTTGGAGGTCCAGCACGCCCTTGAGAAAGATGCGGAGAAGCTCCAGGACCTCGTCGTTGCGACCGAGGTTTAGGTAGTCCTTCTCGTAGGGACGGCGGCCCCAGCAGTTGACGTGTCTGGTATTGAGCGAGTGGCGAGTAGCGTCCGGGGGCGGCCACAGCCGGATCAGGGTCTTGGCTCCGTCATAGTAACGGGTGGCCGTTACCAGCACGACGTCCGAGATAGGGTCGATGTGGGGGCTTCCCGCCGTCGCGGCCGTCCGTTCCTGGACAAGCCACATCGGGGGCCGCTGGCGTGGAGTAGAACGGTTCTCCAACGATCGATACAGGCGCAGGTAGTACGACGTACTTTCCGAGCGGTCGGCCGCGGGATTGCCGTAAACAACCGACGCGGCGAAACCCGTCGTATTGACGTAGGTCTGCGACGGCCCGGGGTCGGATTCCAGTCCCGTCTCGGGATCATACCTCGTGTAGAAGTATGTGTACGTCCCGTTGGCGAGCACGCCCGATCCCGCGCTGCTCACAACCGGAGCGTAGCCGGGAGCAGGGATCTCGCGGTGCGTGTTGTCTTCATCTACATAGGAGGTGGGGTTGCCCAAGTTTGGATGGACATTCCCACAGAAGCGGATGGAGAGGAAAGTCGGCGACAGCCGCGACAGCTTGCGCTTTCCATCCAGACGAATGTAGTCGACCACCGTCGTGCGGAGGCAGTACGTGTTGCGCGAGAAGTAAAGGACGTTGCCAGTGGAACTGCCCAGGATCTCACGGTCCACGTAGAAGCGGGCGGAGTTGAACAGTCCGTAGTCCAACACGCGGTACCACTCGTCACCGAGCATTACCACGCGACCTGTCATCAGAAACCCCAGCGAGAGGTTCTGCGTACAAGTGACGTAAGTCTGACCCTCGACCCAGCTAAAGGTCGCCGGTTGGGGCTCGGCCACGGCGGCCTTGGTGAGCAGGTCGACCATGACCCAGTTCCACACCCAGGACTTCTCTCGCAGGAGACTGTACTCTTCCTCCAGCGCGTGGTAAAGGGAATCTACAACCGCACTGGTTCCCAGCCCCGCGGAGAACGTCGCCATCAGTTCGTCAACGCGGATGGTAGCCATGAATGAGTACCCCTGGACCGACGAAGGCCGGCGAGGATTTCTCCTCGCCGGCCGTTCCGGTCAGGAACGACTACCGCAGAAGGCGGGGCGGAAGCAGGAGCTCCAGGTCGAAGAAGCCGGCCGCGCCGATCGTCTCCGACGCGAGACCCATCCCGAACGCCCGGGGGTTCGCATCCCCGAGGAGGTTCTTGAACAGGCTCGTGTTGTACTGCGCGATCGTGCCGGCGGTGTTGATGGCACCGGCGGCCTCAACTTCTCCCGCGACCGTGGTGGAGGAGATTACGATGTCGTTCGCGGTGATCGCGGTCGACGCCTTGGCCTCGTACTTGGAGCACCGACGCACCAACCACAGGAAATCGCCCGCGGAGATCGTGAGGACCCGGTGGGCCTCGTAGGTCTCGAGCTCGTCCGTGACGTGGTAGTAGTAGTCGGTGAGCAGCGCGCCGGCGATGTCCTCGACCTCTTCGGTGGCCGCGATCAGCACACCAGCCTCGGAGAGGAAGAGCCCCTCCTTGGTCGGAGTGTAGGTCGCGTTGCCGACGGCGTCGTAGGCAACGGTCCCCAACGTGATCGCCGCCGCGCCCGTGGGATGGACGTAGGGGGTGAACTCGTAGTGGATCTTGGTGTTGGTGGAGTCCTTGAGCTCCCAGATCACTTCACGGTTCTCGCCCGCGGCGTAGAGGTCGGAACCCGCGATGATTTCGCGGTAGGCGACCTCGGAAGCCTTGACCACGGCGTTCGGGGGTCGGTAGAACGGGTACGGCGCCTTGTCGGTCCAGGTGCCGTCCTGAGGACGATGACGAGCCATGATTGCCCCCTTACGGGTGGTAGGAGATGTTGGTGGTCATGGTCTGCGCGCCGCCCGCGAGGGTGGCGAGCTTGGCCGTGATCTTGTCGTTGGCGGGGATCTTCTTGACGGCGCGCATGGTCATGCGGTTGCCGTTGGAGGTGCGGAACCGAGCGAACTCGGTATCCGCCGCGCCGTGGTAGAGCACGATCTCGAACTGGCCGGCGCCGGAAGTCGTGGTGCACTCCAGGGCATCGACGTAGAACGGGACCGCGATACCGTTGGCCGGCACGATCTCGGCCGAGGCGCCGAGAACCCACACTCCGGCGCCACCGGTGACAAGCACGCCGTTGGCGAGCGTCGGGTAGACCTTGGTCTGGTTGGAGATGTGCTGACCCTGGAGAAGGTCGGTCGTCACCTGGATGGCGTCGACAACCGCTTTGACCGCCGCCACCGCCGCCGCGAGCGTCGTCGGTGTGTTGGTAGCGAAGAACGCCTCGATGCGGTCGAGGACCGACTTGGAAGCGAGGCCGTCCATTACCAGGTACTCCAGCGAAGGCCGTTGTCCGAACCGGCGACACCGTTGTCGGACATGCGGGACATGACCGGGTTGAACGAGGTGATCGTCCAGGAGGTCTCGCTCATCTGGCGGTACGGCTGGCGCGGGCTGATCTTGCGCCACTTGATCTTGGGGTGCATCGCGATGCCGATGTTGCCGGACATCTTGAGGGGGGACTTGACACCCATGTCCTCGAAGTCGGTGTCCATCTGGGCCTTGTCGCCGGGGCCGTTCTTGTTCTCCTCCTTGTGGTTGTCCTCGAGATGGAGAGCGTAGATCGTGTCCGCCGGGCAGTTCACGTCCCACGCGAGGTGGGCGCCGTCGATCATGAAGCCCTTGTGACCGAACTCAGCCTGCTTGCGCTCGGTGATGAGCGCGTAGTGCGAGCCGATCTCGAGCATCGCGCGGCGGAACATCTCCCACACGTCCTTGTGCGTGCAGAAGTCGGACGCTTCGTTGGTGCCGACCGTGGTCTGCGTCTTGAGCTGGAGGAACGCGAGGAGACCGGCGGGGACGGTCGAGCCGGCCGCGATCGTCCCGAAGTTCGCCGCGAGCTGGACGAACTTGTTGCGGAACCACGCCTTCGTGGCCTTGTCGACGCCGCTCACAACCTTGACCTGAGAGGCCGGCGCGGCCTTCTCGATCATGTTGGAGAGACCGTCCGGCTGCTTCCCGCCCTGGCCGGAGAAGAGGGCCGCAGAGAGCGTGCGGCGCATCGCCCAGGCGAGCTCGGCGGCGCGCATCTCGGCGAGGTCGAACAACTGGGCCTGGTCTCCTTCCTTCTGCATCGCCTCCAGGAGGTCGAAGCCGGTCGGGAAGACGCAGTAGCGGTTCGTCCAGAACCCCATCTGCGCGGCCGTGGTCTGGTGGTCGGGGAGGGAGTCGCCCCGATCGATCCAGCGCCCCGACACGGGGGGCGCCACGTACATAGGCACCTCCAACGTGTCGTGGATGTTGATGATGTTCCCCACCTGGAGGATGCGGTAGTATAGGTAGCTCTTCTTGAGCTCCTGGATCACGAGCGTGCGGGAACGCTCGTCGGTGGCCTGGATCAGCCTCCAGTTGTCACTGTATTCTTGACGGGAACCCATGTGTGCCTCTCCCTGATGATGGGCAGCTTCGCTGGCGGGTGACTATCCCGCAAAGCTAACTACCCGAGATTGAAACCATCTTTCATGACGCGCTTGTGTTCCTCGGGGAAGCTCTTGGCGAAGATTTCCTCCACCGAGAGGTTGCCCTTCTGCTTGGCCGGACGCTTGGGCTCGGCCAACGGGTCACCGGCACCGTCTGCGGTCCCCGACGCGTCGGCGACCTGCTGACGTTGGGTCATGAGGCGCTTCTCTGCGGCGCGAGCACCTTGCTCGCGGGCCTGTTGGATGGCGGCGTCGAAGTGGTAGAGCTTGGCGGCGTCCTGCGGGGTGAACCCCTTCTCGGCGTAGGCGGCGACCTGCTTGAGGTAGCCTTCGACGCTGGGAGCGTCCGAGAACGCGAAGGTGAGGGCATTGTCTCCCTCACCGTAGACGAAGGGCTTCTCGGCGAGACCGAGCAGGCCCTCGTGGAAGGAGCGGGTCTGGTTGATCTCCGACATGCGGCGATCGTGGGCCTGCTGGTCCGAGTGGGTCCAGGGCTTGCCGGCGTCCTCGGTCCGGACCTGAGGAGCTTCCGGGGTCTTGAGGAAACGCTGCATGTGGGAGCGGGCGCTGAACGCCGGGGCCTGCTGGACCACGGGAGCCTGAGCCACCGGAGCGGCCGGAGCGGCCGGAGTCTGTCCACCGGCACCGGCACCGGCACCACCACCGTCGCCTTCCGGCGCGCGGCAAACATTCATGAGCTTGAGAAGAAACACTTGACCTCCAGTGGATTCAGACGAGTTGGCCGACTTCGGCGGGATCTTCGACAAAGTGCGACTTCTTTGCCATGTCGCGGGCGGTCTCACTCGGAGCCGCGTTGTCGAGGAAAGTGTCGTACACGGAGCGCTGGGACTTCCCGATGGTGGAGTCTTCTCCGGCCAGGGCCATCACCATTCCACGCTCGTTGAGGATCTGATGGTAGTGGGTTTCGGAAGTCGCGATGATCTTCTCTCGCTCCTTCCCCAACTCCTTGCCCTTCGAGTCCTTGATGGTCTTGATCTTCTCGATTGACGAGAGACGCATCGGGAACGGGGACTTCTCAGAGCGTGAAGTGCAACGCATCGGGAGTGCGAGCTTCTTCTTGTAGTTGTCCGCGCCACAACCTTTACAGGAGTGACGAGGAGGGAGAGAGCTTTCGCTCATCTTCCTCTCTACTTCGGTGACTGCCTTACAGTCCTGGCATTCCCAATCGTGGCGCACTTCAAACTCCGGAGATGCCCGTCCGCTTCAACCCGCTCATAGCGTTGCTCATCGAGAGCCCGCGGGAGCCAAGCTGACGCTCGGGGTGTTGCCCGTCTGCCATATCAGATAGCCCGAGGGGGCCGTCTTGTCCAGAAGAAAGTTGAGGAATCCCGGAAAGCCCAGCTTGAACCTGGGGATCTGCGGAGCCTAACTGACCCTCACCGGGACGACCGGCGCCCCGGCTGGCGAGCAGAGAGGATCCCTTGCCGTAGATCCTCACCGTCTCGCGCGCGAGCTTCTCCAGGTCGATGTACGGGATCAGGACCCCGCCGGAGTCCGTCATGAGCGTGCGGAGGAACTGGTTCCACGACAGCTGCGATTCGGCGTCCGTGTCTCCCGTGTCGACCACTTCCACGTTGTAGATGAACGACTCCGTAAAGTCGTGCGTCCCGCGGTTCATCTTGACGATGCGGTCCTCGATCTGATAGGTACGACCACCGGACTGGTGGTTGTAGAGACCGATGAGATGCATCAGCTTCATCAGCACCTTGCGGGCCGACTGGGCGATCTCGTTCTTCATCCCCTCGACATTGATGCCCGTCGCCTGAATCAGTGCCGACGTCTGCCGGGCGGAGATATCCTTGATCGGTTGACCACGGTCCATGTCATTCGCCCCGGAGGACGTCTGCGCCAGGGATTTGACGTAGTTGAGGTGGACGAGGAAAGCCTGGTCCAAGGGCTCTGGCTTCCACCGCTGGACCTGCGTGATGTCGTTGACGGCGACTGGTCCGCGGTAGCTCGGATCGTTGAGCTTCTTCGCTTCCTTCGGTTCCAGTCCTGCGCCCGCCCCGTTCAGGGTCTTGGGGTTGAGCAACTCCAAGAACTTGTGGTAGAGGGACTTGACGCCGATGTCGAAGATGTCGGCAAACTGAGCCAGGGTCTTAGCGGTGCTGGCGTCGTAGTACCCCTTGTGCTTGAGGGGCTTTACCGGCGTGAGAGGGATCATGCCGCCGTAGGGATTCACGGTGTTCGTGATGACCCACTCGGAATGACCAAAGACGTGGCAGAGATACCAGTTGTTGTAGTCCGGGTTGTTGCGGTCCCGGATGATCCACGTCTCCATGATCAACATGAGTTCGGGAAAGAGCAAAGGATCCATTCCGGACGACCGGGTGAAGATTTCCTTGAACTCGCCGTTGATAGAGCCACTGGCGTAGCCGTAGTCCACGTTGCGGATCTTCTTGAGCTCGGCCCGAGTCATGAAGCGGAGACGACAAATGTAGTCGACCCCTTCCTCGTTGCGCGCCTGAGGAGGGATGAGGACCAGCCGCGGGTCAACCACGGTAAGCCACGGGTAACCCATCGTCGCGTTGAAGACCGGCTGCGCCTCGCCTTCTTCTTCCATCGCCGGGATCTCGGCGAACGGATCGAAGGGGAGAACGTTGTCCGGCTGGACGCCGTAGGCAGCCAACTCCGAAGGATCCACCGGCTCGTACTCGTCTACGGCAGGGTTGTCCGGGAGCATCTCGGTCTGGTCGACGTTCGGGGAGAAAACCGAGCGCATCACATCCAAGGACCAGGGGTCCAGAGGGTGACCAACTTCAAGCCAGCCCGTGGTCGCCCACATGGCGTCCTTGGTCGCCTCGAACAGTTGGTCAGATAGGGAGGCGATACGAGCCACCGACTCCGACACGACCGTCGCCGTGTCGGCCTTCTCGGCGTAGTCCGGGTTGTCCGGCTTGATGCTGACCTCGAAAGGCCGAGCGAACAGTCGCATCTGGAGGACGCGAACGAAGTCCTCGACGAGGTTACCGTTGCGGAACCCCGAGCCCGTGTTGCGGACCAGGACGTTGTGCTTCTCCCAGTCCGGGTCGCACTGGGACATCCGCTGCTGGAGGTCGGCACGAAGGCGTTGGTCCCAGAGCTCGACCAGAGCCTTGGTCATCTTCTTCTTAGCCATTACCAACCCTCCATTTCGGATGGATCAAGATCGATGTCGGTAATCCCTTCCCCGAAGACCCAGCCGCCGAACTCGGCGTGGTTAGGATCGCGGGCAGGATCGTAAACGATGAGATCTTCCACAGGGTTCCGATCCTTCACGTCGTAGGCGCGAAGGAGCCCCAAGTAGAAGAGGCGGCAGGTCTCGGCGTGGCAATCAGCCAGGACGATATCGTCGTGGTTGTTGACATCGGCTCCGACCTTGCCCGTCTTACCGTTCACTATAAACGATCGAAGCTCGTGAAGCAACTCAATAGACAAGATTCTGGTATAGTCGGCGTTGTACGCCGCCCTTAGCTGGGCGAGCATCTCGACGCGGTTTCCTGCGCCCAGTTGGGTCCATGCTCGATCGATCGCCGGACGCCCCTTAGGAGTCGGCCAAATGAGGAGCTTGGGGTAACCGGTCTGGTAGAACCACGTCAAGAGCGTGGCACCGGGGCCGTTGCGCTCCACGTTGACGTGAGCGTTGTTGTAGAGCACGCAAAGCAGGAGCAAGGGAATCCAGGCTTCCTCCGGACGCACGCGCGCTCGGTAGATAGCCACCGTAGTACCTCTCTCATTCTTGACCGGGAAGACCGTCCAGTCGGGGTCGGAACTTCCCTGTTCATTGATAATGGTCTTGCCCTCGCAGACGTCGCCCCCGACGAAGTAGCGAGCCTCTCCGTCCTTCACTGGGAGCTCCCAAACTTTCAGGTCTCCGTTGCGGGAAGTAGTAATCTGCGGGACGACCGTATTGTAGAGGCAGGGGCGGGAATGGTCAATGAAGCCCGTCGCGTTCGTGAGGTGGCCGACGAGCAGCGGAGCTCGGACAGACTCTGTCTCGGCGAGGTCCAGCTTCTCCTTGGGAAAGAAGCTGGAAGAGATGGCACGCCACGCGTGGCCCGGAGTAGTAGGATACTCTTGGTCGAAGGTGTCGCGGTTCCCCTTGAACTTCCTCTTGATCGCCATCCGGCGCCAGTACGTCTGCGCCGGGGAGAGCTTGTAGGTCGCGGAGTACGCTTCCTCGTTCATGACGAACTCACCCGAGTCGTCTACCTCAGCCACCTCGGGGTCGTCGTTAAGGTAGATGAAGTCGCGGTCAGCGTCATAACTGGACTCAGGAGGCGGAAGCTGGTACTCACCGGAGATGAACCACGGGAAGAAGAGCGGCTTGTAGCCGTAGGACGGGTCCTTGACCGCGCGCTTCCATTCTTTGGCGAAGTGCTCCTGCCCCTCGGCCGTAGACTCGTTGACGTGGATCGTGTAGCGCGACTCCGACATACCAGGGAGGATGGACGCTTCTACTTCACCGGCGCGGCCTGCGGGCCACTTCGGCTTCTCCGACTCATGGAGCACGGAGATGCGCTCTGACGTGCCCGGATTGGGAGACTCGGCAGACTCGAACATGAGTCCCGAGCCGTTCGAGAAGATGAAGATTCCCTGGGACATGTCCCGCTTGGTGAGCTTCGCCTTGAACGCGTTGCCATGGTTCGTCTCGATGTAGTCGAGCCACTTCATCACCATGTCTTTCTTGGTGATGTTGTGCTTGCCCTTGTCGATGATGAACAGAACGACGAAGTTCTCGAACGTCAGTGCGAGCCAAGTCCAGAAGGCCAGCAGGAGGGTCGTACACCCCAACTGACGAGACTTGAGAATGATGTAACGAACCGGAATCTTTCGGATCAACAGGTCGTAGTAGAGCTCGGCCAGCAGAAGCCGTTGCATCTCAGTCAGGAAGAAAAAGCCGGAGCCTCCTTCCGGGTAGTCCGGGTGCATCCCGGGCCGGTACGGAATCTTGAGGCAGTTGTTGCAGAAGAACTCGAAGTCCAGCTTGAGCTTGTCGTCGAAGCTGAAGTCTGGAGTGAAGGAGCCTTCATCTACGGGGCTGGCGAGCATCGTGACGATGGCGGGCGGTCGAGCCACCCTGTCCAGCGGATTGGAGAACTTCTTCGTCGGAGGCGGACGGTTGAAGTCCGGGAACTCCGGGATCTTGATGGTTTCCAGTAACGCGGCCTTGTCCGGCGACACGCCGATGTTCTTGGCGAACCACTTGAGCCCCTTGGCCTTGAGGTCCGTCACCGAGACGTGGACGCCCAACTCGCGCAGGAGCCCAACCAATACCGTGAGGTCAGTCTCTGCGATCTGGAGTTGATCGTAGGTGTGCTTCTTCTCTGGTGAGGGCTCCAGGAAGCGGTCGTACTTCGCCCGCAGGTAGGCGAACTCCGCGTACTTCTGAGAGATGGACGAAACAAGTCCGTCCAACTGCACTTTGGTGTTGCGGGCCATTACCAGACGTCATCGTCGGTAAGGGGAGGATCCAGAAGCTCTGCCACCCCGGGTAGGGCCACCTCTTCCGGCAGCGCCACCGAGAGAACCTCTTCTTGCTCCGGAGATGCCTGGCTGGCTACCTCGGGGGGCAGAGCTTGAACTGGCTTGACGTGAGCCACCACGCGTTCATCGCGCTTCGGGGCAAACATCGCATACAGGCGATCTTGGGGAGCCGTCTCCTCGACGGTCTTCGGCGTCAGGCCGAGGGCTCCACCCATGATGCGGTCGTGGATCACGAGGCCGCGTCCCGCGTCCTTCGGATCCACCGTCACCACTTCTCCGGTCTGAACTTTCTTTCCGCCTACGACCGAGAATGACTTCACTACCCGCTCGCCCTTGATGATGGAGATCACCTGATCGGCGAGGGCTTCCTCGCCGAAGTTGGTGGCTTTCATCCGATCGAGGATGGCTTGGCGGAAAGTGCTCATATCACGGGACGATAGAGGTGGGGGTAATGGTCTCCACTTCGGGGTAGGCGTGGTCACCCGCAGGATGGGTTTCGAAGGTCAGGCCGGGGAGTCCGAGCTTCGTGAAGGCCCCATCACGGACGGCCATGAGCATCAGTGTGACAAGAACGATGATACGGACTTCCCAGCGGAGCCCGTTCAGTTGCCCCACCAGCGCGAGGCTGTTTGCATCCGCATTGTTGACAAGCCTGGTGACCAGGTTGAAAAGCTGGTTCTCTGTGCGATCAGGCAAGGTCGGGGTCTCGGAGCTCACTTGTTTGCTTCCTCCCAAAAAAACGGGTCGCGACCGATGCGACAGACCATCTTCTCCCCAGCTGCCTTGGCGACCTTCATCTTCTCAAAGAAGGGGGCATAGGCGAGCTTGGAGTTGGTCACGGTGTTTACTCCTCGGTACAAGCCCAGGAGTATACAACCCTCGGTATCTTTGTCCGTGTTCCCGGTGTGGATCCGGATGCCCTGGAAGTTGGGCACGTTGAGCAGGATCGGCATGTCCTGCTGGAACCGATTCGAGAAGGTGATGTCCATCTCGTAGGTGCCAGCAGGGATGGCCGTCTGCCCGGGGACCTTCGGAGCCGACCCGCGGTCATAGTCCTCCAGCGCGTAGCTGTAGAACGAGCGGTTCAAGAGCACGATGGAAATCGTACTCGTGCGCGTGAACCAGGTACGACGCAGGTCAAGCTCGAACATCAGGTTTCTCCACCGTGGATGAACTCCTGCACCTGCGTCCCGTAGAACGCGACCGCCTGCGAGGCGCGGTAGCGGGCGAGGCGAAGCTCGAACGTGTAGATGTTCGAGGTGATCATGTCTTCGCGCATGGACACCGCGTTGGTACTCGTGGCGAGAAGAATGCACTCATTGCCGGCCATCCGCGCCGTCTCGATGTGGCGCAGGGCGAGAGTCCGCTCGGGAGACTCTACGCAGCGGTTGAAGATCCCGAGCGCGAACTCTTCGAGTTGGACCCGAAGTTGCTCGAACGGGGAGCGTCCCGCCTGGGAGCCCGGCACGGACTCGGACTGGAAGAAGACGGAGAGCTCATTCTCCCGGTCGCGGAGCCACTCGTGGGCCAGCTTGGCCTCGGGGGTGGTGACGCCGCGGTAGCGGAGTCGGTCCTGGACGTCTTGGAAGGAAGAGAAGGGTCGAACAGCGGGGTTCATCGTGGTGGCTCCAAGTTGAAGGGAACGCAGTCGGTCGTTCTCCTTGGACGGGGAGAACGACCGACCACGACTGGGCGGCCGGGGGTCATTCGGCAACCTCTTGTCCGCCATGGTCGGGACCAGACCGGTAGCCTCGTCAGGGACTCCCATCCCATCGAAGGTTTACTACCATTACGAAGCGACGTCGCTTCGACGTCGAGACAGACAGAACCTCCCTAAGGAGTGGCGCCGTCGGCCGGGGGTTTCACACCCTGGCCCTCCGGATCGCTGCCCACGTCCGAAGTGTTTCCCTTTGGCGCGCTGACCTGGTCATCGCTGACCGGCGTGCCTACTCGGAACTGTTCGAGGCTGCCGGTGCGCTCGTACTCGGCACGAGCGCTCGGCGGGGGCGTGCGCTCGTACTCGGCACGAACGCGGGCAGCGTCTTCATCATCGCCAGCCACGTAGTAGCTGATCTCGACCTTGAGGCGAGCCATCCCGTGCTTCTCACGGAGTTCCGCGGCGCGACGGAGGAACTGCTCGCCGAGCTCTTCGTAGAGCTCGATCGCGTCCGGAATCCCGTCGTGGTCGAGGTCACCGGGCAGGTCCGGAAGGAGGCGGCCGACGAGTCCGCCTACCTTGTTGACGAAGAAGTCGAGGATGTCGGTCCGGACGATGCCGTCCGAGCTCTTCAACAGGAACGCGAGGTCCCGGCGCTTCGCGTACTGCGAGTCCGGGGTAGACGCGTGGATCTCACGAAGCGTGCGCTCGTCGCCCGTCGTCCAGGGACCATCTTCACCGAAGATGAACCGCAGGAGAAGGGCGACGAAGCGCGAACGCTCGCCTTCTTTCTTGCGCTTGATGGGGATGGGACACCTCGGGGGGTGGTGAGCGTGGAGTGGTTCATCTACGGGGGTGGTAGGGGCCGTGAGATAGGCGCTGCCTCCCTATGCTATTCCGTCGGGGTAGTATCCCATGCCTGGGACTTGCCGAGACTGCACTGGTACTGCTTCTTCTCTCACCCACTACCCTGCATGACGGCGGTTAGTCTCTGTCCCGCGTTGAGCTTTACGAGCGCAGCCTGTCAGGAGCACGCTCGGCATCGAGGAGTTCATATTCCCTCGACCATGACGGGGTAAGAATCCGGTGTGGCCGTACTTCCATCCGCCAAGGAGGCCCAGCTTAGTGGTACCTCGCGCACAGGCTCCCCGCGAACACGAGGCTGGCCTGGAGTGCTTGTTGTTCCCACGATGGAGAACGGTCGGCGAGCTTCCTCTCTGATCCACCAAGTCCCGGTACGTAGGAGGCCGTGAGGCTACCGTCTACGGGGTTGAATGAAACGCCGATGGCACTGTCTACCTCAATAGAGGAACGCTCTCAGAGGGCAGATTCTCCAGCACCATGCCGATCCCATAGCCCGATGGCGCAAGGTCGTCAAGAGAAATCGTGAAAGACGTGGTTGAAGCTGCATTATTCGGCGGTGGCGTCCGGTGGGGGTGGGGAGGGCGGCGCTTTATCTCATCGTGGGCGCGTGGACGTAGTTACGTAGGGGCGCAAGGAGGATACGTGATGGAACATGGGCGCGCGTATATAGGGGCGGGATTGGTGAGAGTGTCCAGAAGGTAGAATAAGGGTTAAAAGGGGGTGGGGGAAGACTGCGGTCCCTGTGTCGTGTCGCAAGACCGTTAGCGTGTGGACGCGCTTCACGACGACGTGCGTACCCGCATCACGACGACGTGCGTACCCGTCAACGCGACGACGTGTGGACGTGCGATGCGACGGTTACAGGGTGGTGGGTGGTCGGTCCCAACGTTGGGCCACGGTCCGGCGTAGCAGGTTCGGTGCGTGAGTGTGTGGCGCCACCCCACCACTTGAGTGTACTGTAATGGCCGAGAACATGCGTTCAGTATGCCCTGGCGGGGCCCCCCCGAGCTACCAAATGACACCGAACCCCCCCAAATGTCCCAACGTCCAACGCCAGCTATGGAAAGCCCAGGTTCGCGGCCCATTATTGTCGGCATTCCCGGAAACCCAGGTTCCAAGCACACTATACAGTCAGAAGGTACACAAATACCACTCACCCCCTCCCTATTCTGCCCTCATCACGATCCTGTAACGACGCAGTCCACCCACCCCGTAAACGTGCTTCCTTCCTACATTATTCCGATCCGCCCCACCGAATAACCCAGGAACACCCGTGGCTATTTCGTTCCCCCACCGTCGCAACAAACATAACGCTTCAGCACTTGCGACGTGAGTGTAATCTTGCCACGCCCATTTCACTGTCAACCAAGCCAAGATGTGCCCGGCCTCACTGGACATGCGTACAGTATACTGCACTCATGTTCACCTAAGCGTCCACGGCACCGAATGGACATGCCCCTTGCGTCGCATCGCAAGGCACGAACGTTGGTCACGATCGGCCCACACTGTAGTCCGCGTGAACGCGATCGCGAGCGCGCGCATCGCGCGGACATAGCGGTGGGGTTCGGTTCGGGGCACGGTCCAGCGGCCCGCCAGGGCACGGCCCGCCAGGGCTGGACCGTGCGCTGGCGGCCCGCCAGCGGCCCGCCAGCGGCCTGCTGCCAGGGACGCACCTTTCGTCGCAAGTGAGTGTCCGCTTTCCCAGTGATCTCACACACTTAGAAGAATCTTCGATCCGGATCGCCGATCTTCCTTGCCGCGCCGGGCCCCCGACCATACATGGTTTGGGCGGGGTGAAACCCGCTGGCGGGTACAACCCCGCGCGGCCCCCGGGCCGTAGGACGGTGGGGGCCGCAAACTTTCGCAAGGAAGTTTGTAGCCAAGATCCACCGGGCCCCTTAGAAGGTTTGTGCGGGGCATGAAACCCCCTCGGCAGGCAGCGGATCCAGCCCGCGCACCTTGCCCCGTAGCCTCGGGCCATTCGACATCCTTACTCACGTTCCTTGATCTTGTGGTGCTTCGGTGCCGAGATCATACGAACGGCGAATGATGCATAAGAAATGGAAACCGAACGCCCAACGCGTTTCATGCCCCCCTAAGGGGCCCCGAAACACGGTCCAGCGTTCACACTATGCCGCGCACTTTCACGGGCGCCAACGGGATACACCCGTTGCCCGTAGGAAGGTAGAATGGATAAGCTCGTGGAAAGCTACAGCGATCATGTTGCGATCGGGTTCACTCACCCGGAAGCACGCGACGCTGCGCTCTTGCTTCACTACCCGGGTTACACTTGGGCTGAAGTAAGTTTCATCACGTTTCTCGCTTCGGTTTGGTAGGAACGCGCGCCGATCTTCGGATCGGCGCCCGTGATAGTGCGCGGTAAACGGGAATACAGAATGAAAGAAAGCCGTAACATGATCATCCAGCCCGCTAAGGGCAATGTTTCTAACGTGGTCGTGGTCACGCGTGCTAAGGTGCGCGCCGATCGTGATCCTTCTAAGCTTCCTCCGAAGCCCCGGAAGCCTGCTAAGGCACCCCGGAAGCCTCGCGAGGCCGCGCCGTATAAAGGCGCGTATCAGAATGAGCGTCTCTACGGCTTCACGGTCGTGGATCACACGGAACCGGGAAAGTTTGTAGCCGGTGACGTAGTTGGGGAATACAGCCCCGGGAACTACGCTAACGGCGCTCACTCGCCGATCCGCTTCATTCCTGCTAAGGAAGTGAAGATCGCCATCGCGGGCAAGATCGCGGACAACTACCGTAGTTTGCGCGTCAAGCCCCCGGAAGCCACGATCCAGCCCCCGGCTAAGATCGACAACGTGTTTCGCCCGATGTCGTGTCGTGAGAAGAAACACGCGCGTAAGATGACTAAGCCCCCGATCCATATTCCGGCCGATCCCGCGTTCATTCGCACTCACGGCCGTAACGCCGTGATGGCTGTTGCCGAAACCGAAGCGCGGTTGATCGAACAAAGCGTCCTGACGCTTGGTACGGTCGGCCTCAACGCACATTCGATCCGTGGCAAGCGGCTCGTTCGCGAGGGTGACGGCGGGAAGGAACTGGCCCGGGGGATCCTGCCCTCACAATGGGGCGCGTACGTTCGCGGCACCCCGGGGTACTAACCCCCATCACACTACAGCCTGCGCTATGCGCGGGCTGTACGTGTTTGTGCGCCCGTTGCGTCGTAACGCACGGATGCTCTTTGCGTTGCGACGCGTCGCAACGCAGGAACGCACGCTCTACATCTACTTGCGCCCGCTTGATTCATACGTGGATCGCGCGGCGCTATTCGTATCCATTCCGACCCCGTTTACCGCGTACACTCTTTGCGACAAGACGTCGCTACCCTGCTGGACGCATTCCAGCTAACTCCGGTGAATCCCGGATCTGTACCCCACGTAGGCGATGACCCGAACTGGCGAGCCGTACATAGGGGACATGCTACCCTCCCCGAGGGTGTGTTGACGAGTGACATCGTGGTGTGTGCTAAGACATTGTGGTGACGGGGACGCTCTAAGCGTTAGAACCCGGTAGCCACCGTGTCGGACCGATCCCCGATGCCGATAGTTGGGAACCAATCCCGAGCGCCAGTCGCTCCACTGTAATCGCGCCTACAGGGCGGCGCGTGTGTTTCCCTAAATGAGGTCCCGACCCGGAATACGGGTCGGGCCTCCACTAAGACGCTCGCATACCGCGTGCGCCTTGTTGGAGGATTGCATGAAAGATCCCATCGAAGACGAGCCCTACGTCGACCACTACAAGACCATCCCCCTCCCCGACCTGTACGTCAAGGCGTGGGACGCCCGCGACCGGATCTCGGTGCTCGACAACCGAAAGCGCCAGCTCAAGTACGAGATCGAGCAGGTCGACACCGAGATGCGTGACCTGCGCTCCAACCTGATGGGCCTCGACGGCGCCATCCAGGACCGTCGCGACGGCGTGGTTTCCGAACCCAAAGACTGATCCGGAGGTCCCGCTTCATGCGGGGCCTCCAGTAAGACTCACGGATCCACCGTGGCTCTTGCTGGAGACCCACTATGAAAGAGATTGTGATCGCTTTCCCCTTCGCCCTCTCCTACCGGGATGACAAGGGGCGCCTCGTCAAGATCCCGTGCGACGAGGTCATCATCGACTTCGGCGCCGTGGGCACCGAGCTTCCCCGCGCCAACGTCTACGTGAGCCACGACTGGGAGCTTCATCCCGCCGACGTGGCGCGCATCGAGGAAGCCGCCAACGAGGCCGTCCTCACGGCGTTCGCCAAGACCGTGTGCAGCGCCCGTCTGCGCGACGTGGTGCTCTGATGGACGACCTCATGTTCATCCGCCTTCTCGGTTCGGCCTTCATCCTCGTCGGCTGCGCGTCCCTGCGCGCCGCGTGGTTGAGCGCCCGCGATTGACGCATGGGCCCGACTTCGGTCGGGCCCATAGGTCAACCACGGAGCGGGCTATGCCCCAACTGACCAAAGCCGAGCGGGAAACCCGTGCTTCCCTCCCCAAAGCGAGCAAGTATCGCTACCTCTCCAGCGACGACCTCCGCCGTAAGCGGACGCTCTACCTCAACGCCGCGCGCGAACTGTCGTTCGAGTACCACGATCTTCTCGCTCGTGGCGCCGACACTGTCACGCTCGAAGACGTCCGCTACCGGATCCGCAAGATCCTCGGTGGCGTCGGCCGCTGTACGTGCATCCTGCGCGACCGGTGGGACGAGTAACCTCAACTACAGGAGGGCCCCATGGCCTACGACGAGAACGACGACGAGATCATCCGTGAGTACGCCGTGCCCAACCAGGGCATCCAGATCATCCACGCCTCCTACAAGGGTGCGCCGACCAAGTTCGGTCTTCGACGGGTGATCGTCAAGAAGGACGGGCAAGTCATCTACCGGCCTATCGGCCGCATGACCGGAGTCGAGATCCGCGCGATTCATGCGTGCATCCTCGCTGACAACTCACTCATGCCCCCCGGGTAGGGGGCCCCGGGCCCCGCCGCTCTACTGTAGACGGCGGGGCTCCCGTTCGGCGCCGAGTACGGCCTCCGAGAAACCCAGCTTCTAAGCCGGGTTTCTCGAAGCCTTTACTCTTTCCGATTATTTGCTCGACGCCCCTTGCCTGACGGCCCGGGATAGAGCATAACCTAATCACCCCCGGCGCCGCCACGCCGATGGTGACTCCCTCAACTGGACCACTTGGCGGAAACCTCAAGGACGGACAACATCATCATGAAGAGCCTCATCTTCCCCCTCCTCGCCGTTTGCTTCGCTCCCGAGACCGATGGTGGTGGCGCGGCCCCCACCGAGGATCCCAACTCGGACGCCATCCTCCGCGAGCTCTTCGGCCCGGCGTCCATGGTCGACGCCGAGCTCGTGGACGAGGAGACCATCCTCGACAACATCGCCGCCGCCCGCGCCGACGCGTTCTACCTGGAGACGAGCCGCAGCCTCCGCGCCGACTTCGACTCGCTCAAGGGCGTCTCGAAGGCCGAAATCAAGGCCGACCTCGCCCTCCAGGATAAGGCGCTTCGCGCCAACGGCTTCCGGATGATGGCGATGTCGGGCCCGGAGACGGCCCGCACGCTCATCTACTACGTGCCCCCCAAGAAGGCCGCGAAGAGCGCGTCCGAGACCGTCAAGGACTGGAAGACCTACATCTCCCACCTCGCCCTCGAGCGCATCTACCCGATCCTCATGCAGGAGATCGACATCCTCACCGCGCCGGCCGCGCAGGTCATCACCGACTACGCCGGCAAGAGCCGCGCCGGGGAGCGCGGCACGACCGAGGCGAACTGCTCCGGTCTCCCCGCCGACGTCAAGGACGCGCACTCGTTCTACGATTTGTGTGATCGCTTCCAGATCAACTACGTCGTGAGCGACGAGCGGTGGGTCCGGACCGAGGCCGACGGCAAGAAGAAGGAGACCGCGGTCTCCCTCGGCTGGCGCGCGGACAAGTTCCGGCCCGAGCGCAAGGTCGAGGAAGTCAAGAAGGCGGAAGTCAAGGCGTCCGAGACGCCGACCACGACCCCGCCCGCGCCGGCCGAGTAGGTACATCCCTGGAGCAGCGCAAGCTGCTCCAGGGAGGACGGGTAGCCACGAGGCTCGCTGAGCCTCGTGGCTACCCACCCTCCCTGTAGGGTCCAACCACTATACCTCGTTGCCCCGAGTGTACCATGTCGAAGCCGAAGGTGGTCACCCACCTTTCCTGTCCGCACTGTAAAGCCGTGCTGCTCACCCTCGCGACCATGCCGACGACCGGCATCCGATGGAAGATGAGTTGCCCTAACATCGAGTGCCGCCGTCGAGTGACGGTACTCAACAATCCCTCCGCAATCGAGGACGGCGCGTGGCGCATCTCGGTCGTGTCCACGCGGCAAGACCGCGAGCGCGACAAGGTCCGCAACGAGTACTCCGTGGTCGACCTTGACGGCTTGGAGACGACGGCCATCCGTGCGATCCTCGGGTCGTGGGAGGAAGCGGCCGACGACCTGCAACGGTCGACCGACGCCCACCTCGACATGATCCGCCAATACTATCACAAGCGGTGTCGCAAGGACGCGTCCGAGTTCACCGCGCGTCGCAAGGTCGCCGCCGAAGTAGCCAAGACCGAGTCTCGGCTGTCAAGCAAGACGCCTAAGCGTCGTGACACGGACAGCGGTTCGCTCGACGACCAAGCTCTCACTTTCCGAGCCCAACTTCTCCACATGCTCAATCGCAAGCTGAGCAAGGGGAAGATCACGGCCGAGCGTGCGGCTGAGTTGGTCGCACGGTCCAACTTGCAGAAGGGTCTCAACGAGCTCGCCCGCGAGTTGGGCATTGAGGAGTGGTTCTAATGATCTTCTATGACAACGGTGTCGACAAGCCCTCCATCATCGGCCTCGTGTCCGGCACGGCCTACCCGATGGACTTAGTGGTCTATTCGGACGCAAGCGGTTGGGAGTACGTGATGTACCCCTACCGTTTCACGACCGAGGGTGGCAAGCTCAGGCTCGTTTGTCCAGACTGACACTACGCTGTCTCACGGTACACCGTGGGCAGATGAAAGACACGGTAGCCCGATGCACTCGGGGCAACGGGGGCGTTGCGAGCTACCGTGTCTTCCATCCCCCCTCGGGGAACCATGCCGGGCCTTCCTTTCCCCGGCTTCAACAAGGACCATCATCATGAAGTGTCTCACCATCCTGCTTTCCGACGCCGCCTTCGACGAGCTCGTGACCAAGCACCGCTCGCTCCAGCCGATCAAGGGAGAAGGGCGCGCACTCATCTACACGCTCACCGGCCCCGACTTCCTCGCGTCCATCGACGACATCGACGAGTCCAACATCACCGACGACTCCATGCTGGAGGACGTCCGCTACGACGACGACCTCCAGGAAGACAACGAGTCGCTCGTGTTCGCCGATGCCGACGACCGCGACGAGCCCGACGCCGTGCCCCTCACGAAGGACGACCTCGGCGAGGACGAAGAGGACGTTGACGAGGACGAGGACCTCGACGAGGACGAGGAAGAAGAAGAGTAGGTCCAGAACCACCACCCGGTAGGGGCGAGCAAGTTATGTAGGTTCTACCTGCATACTTGCTCGCCCCGCCCACCGTGTTAGGTACGGTTACCTACCCCACCACTATGCCGCAAGGCAACTATCCCCTCGGCCCCGCCGTGGAGGAACTATGTTCGAGCCACGGACTGTCTGGAACCGAGCGTTCACGCACCCTCGCCTGACCGACACCGCTATCCTGGTGTCTGACTACTGCTTCGACTGGGACCGCACCACCACTACCACGGTGGTCGAAGAGCAGGTCGAAGAGGTCAATGAGATCCATTCCCGTACCCACCGCAGGACCGTCTCCGAGACGAAGTACACGGTGGTCGCCAAGCCCTCGCGACAGGTGTTCGACTACCCCGAGCACCCAGACAAGGCCCCCGTAGTTGCGACCCTCCCCGAGTCCGGCGATGTTCACGCCATCCGGGCGACGCAAGCTAACCTCATGAAGCTCATGGACCTCCCGTTCATCGACCCCGATGACCGGTTGCGGGCCAGCGAGGCGGTGCTGTGGTCCATGAACATGGACTCGCTCTGCTTCTCCTTCATCATGCAGAAGGGCTCGACCGCCCTCGTCGGCGACGGTCCCCACCGCATCCCGGTCAAGGAGCAGGTTGCGTACCGTGAGGTCACGCGTGCCTTGACCGACAATGAGAAGCTCGCCGCCCGTGCGGGTCGGCCCGTGCCCTCCAAGGCGGAGCGTACCGGCACCGAGCAGTACAAGACCGAGACCCCCTCGCTGCTGCACTGGCTCCTCTACGCCCGCAGTAAGCGTCCGTTCTCGCAGCAGATCATCGGCGCCGAGACGGCCTACCTCGCCGAGCGGCTGGCCATCTGGTACGACATGCGTACCGGCAAGACACTCATGTCGCAGATGGTCGCCAAGCGTCGGCTACTGGAGGGTAGCATCGACATCCTCCTGGTCGTGTGCCCCCGGATGAATATGTATTCACCGTGGGTAGGCGAGGCCGAGAAGGAGGGGTTCCGGATCGCCGTGCTCGACGGCACCAACGAAGCGGACGAGGATCTCATCGCCGAGTCCGACCGCTACGAGCCGCGCCATCCGATGGCTCCCAACTGCTACATCATCAACTACGAGCGGGTGGGAACCCGCCTCGAACTTATGATGAAGTATTGGGACATGAGCCGGGTCATGGTGGTCGCCGACGAAACGTCCGCCATCAAGAACCCGAAGAGCAAGCGGACCAAGGCTTGCCACGAGCTCTGCGACCTGGTTCCCTACGTCCTCCTCCTCAATGGCACCCCCTCCGAGCAGGGTCCGCAGGACATGTGGGCGCAGATGCGGTGCGTTGACCTGTACGGTCTCAAGTGGGGTGCGACCTGGGAGATCCACGAACGCAAGTGGCTGATCTCCCCGAGCCCGAACAAGTACGTCCCCCGCAACAAGATGAAGTTCGAGACGCTCATCGCCACCACGTCCATCCGGTACGTGCGAGGCGAGGCGGACCAGTTCTCCGGAAAGGACTCGCAGTTCCGGTTCGTTTCGCTGCGTGCGACCAAGCAGATGTACGAGCAGGCTAAGAACATCGAGTTCCTGGAGCAGGTCAAGGACCGGCATGGCAACGTGCAGCCGATCGCCCAGTGCATCCTTGCCAAGTATGGTCTGCTGCGTGAGCTTTCTTGCGGCTACGACAAGCTGCGTGAGTTCGAGCACGGTCCTTACAAGCGCGAGCGTCACGAGGTGGACCCGAAGCTGCTCTGGACCCAGTGCTTCATCGAGGCCAACCCCACCGAACCCGTGGTCATCTTCGCCGAGTTCAACGAGCAGGAAGAGCGGCTCAAGGAAATGCTGGACGAGATGGGTGTCAAGTGGTCGGGCACGACCATGCGCGGCACGACCACTTGGCTCCGCCGCATCAAGGCCGACGCCGACACGGAGCACCGTGCGATGTGCTACTCTT